CGGTTACTCGGACCAGATGATCTGTGCCTGCAGTAGCGTCGTGGTGTTCACCGAGGGCGTCACGAAGATGCCCACGCCCGAGGACACGGCGATACCGAACTCGTATCCCAGCGGCGGGAACTCCTCCCATGCGCTGCCGGTGACCTGCGGCAGTTCCCACTCACCGAGAATGTTCCCGAGCGTCGGGGCCGTGGTCGTCCAGGGGTCGATCATGGCCGTGGTGCCGATCAGCGAGGCGGGGGCGGAAGCGTCCTGCGCGCGGATGTTCACCGTGTTGGTCGTGGACGGGGTGTTGGCGACCCGGGCGAGGGTGAACTGCACGCAGTTCCCCGCCGCCGCCGAGGTCACCCCGACAGCGAGACGGACACCGACGACCCAGATCCGCTTCGTTGACGGGGTGTTGAACGCGATCAGGCCGGTCTGGGTGCTGGTCCCGAGTGACACCATCCCCGAGTCGGCCACGAAAAGGTCGCTTATTGCCATCTGGTTGCCTCCCGGCATGAAAAAGCCCCCGCGCCGGGCGGCGAAGGGGACGGAGGGAAAAGGGACAGAACGGCCTGGTCAGGGCTGCGGGAGCCCCCTGGCTGCCGAGCCCGGCGATGAGCGCCCACGTGCAGATCGCGGACCCGAGCGTCGTCGTGTACCCGAAACGCCGGTAAATGTCCTCGGCCTGCACCGGGGCCTGCAGGGATGAAGTCATTAAGCTGACGGGATGAGCGACCGCCACATGCACATCACGGGGCTCCTGTACGACGATGAACGGGTGATCGAGCGGTTTATCAACGCCGCCGCGGCGCTCGATTTCTTCGCCGAGGTCGTGCCGGTAAGGCTGAGCGGCGGCAGGATTCGCGCGGTCGCGTTCCTGAGCAAAGACCTGGACGGCATCAGCGACGAACTGGAGATGCCGGACATGACAGAGAAGCTGTCCGGCATCCTGGGCCATGATGTGACCATCGCCTCAGCCTGGGATCATCCGAAGCAGCACGAGGAGCGCCAGGGGACTCCGTTCGGCCATGAGCGCGAGTACGCCTGGGTAATCCGGGGCGCTAGCGGGTCAGGGTGACGGTCAAGGTGGCATGGCTTGGCCCAACTTCGCCGCCGTTGGCCCACACGTTGGTCCGGTACGTCCCTGCGGGCAGGCCTTTCCCGGCGGGCCCGTACTCGGATGCGCTCAGGCCGGTCACAACCTGATGGTTCGCCAGGTCCCCGGCCTCGTTGTAGGTGAAGGCGCTGTACCCGGACGGCTTCTGCCCGGCCGGGCCGGTCACCGCGTCCCATGCGAACGAGTAGCCCTCGCGGGTCTGCCTCACCAGATGCAGGCCACCGGGGGCCGGGAACGTCCAGCCCTTCGGCACGGCGTAGGCGAGCGCCGCCAGCTCGCTGATGGTCCCGTGGAAGACCGAGCAGTCAGCCACGCCCACGCCGGGCACCTGATACGAGTTCGTGAACTGCCACAGCGTGTGCGGTGAGGCTGGTTCGTCGGCGGTGTAGCCGGCCAGCCACTGGACCGGCAGGAACCCCAGGGCTTCCCCGAAGTCCAGGCCGGTGTAGGTCCACAGGTACGGGCCGATCCCCTCCCCATGCAGCGAGAGCATCTCGTTGTACCAGGCGGTCAGCATCGCGTGATCGCCTTCCTCGAAGTCCGCGATGAACACCTCGCCGGCCTCGATGGCGCCGACGAGCTGATGGAACGCCTGGGCTTGCGCCGCCCCGTCCTGCCCGGCCACAAGGTACTGGTAGATCCCGAGGAACTGGGCGCCACCCTCGTGCAGCGCAGTCCGCCGCGCGCCCCCGTACCAGGCGGCATCATCATGGGCGTCACCGAACAGCGCGCGGATGACCACCGCCTGCGACCAATGCAGGTAGAGGGCATCGTTGATGTCGGCCTGATACTCGCTGATGTCCGCGAGGAGCACTTCCGGCCCGGCGGAGACGACCCCGACGCTGGCCGGGCCACGATTAAGGCCGCCGGCGCGGAACATACGAGTCACTCGATCACGTTTCCTTCCCGCGATTACTGGCGTGGATCCGGGCGATGTGCTGCCCCGTAAGATGGCGGCCCGGATGCCCGGGATGACACTTGCGGCACAGGCGGTAGGTGAGCCCCGTCGCCTCGTCGGTGAAGTCGTAGTGGCCGAAACGCCAGCACCAGCGCTGATGACAGGTGTGCTTCTTGTAGATGGCGAGCAGGCCGCCGACGATCGTGACCTCACCGATGTCGCTGCCGAATCCCGAGAAGAACCCGTAGAAGTCGGCGGCCTCGTTGTCGGTGCCGGTGTGGATGGCGAGCCAGTGCTGGAACGGAAGCCAGCAGTGCCACCACCACATCAGGCTGCGCTTCCTGGCAAAAACAGCCCGCAGGCCAGGACGACGAGGAAGATCGCACCGAGGATCGCGTATGTCTCGGCGAAGGCCAGCGTCTGGCTGCGCATGGGCCGCATCAGGGCCACGACCGCGGCGATGAGGACGCATATCACGATGGAGCAGGCGAGCGCTGTTGTGCCGCTCGTGACGGCGTACGGGATGGCGGGGAGGATCGCACCGACCCCGGTCGCCGCACCCATCACGCAGGACGCGCCGAGACCGTTGTCGCTGTCGGACAGCCATTCCCCGCCGGCCATGGACAGCGCGCTTGAGATGCCGCCGGACAGCGCGGCCGGGAAGATCAGGGCCTCGTGGCCGAGCAGGTACAGCACCACGCCGAGCAGGCTCATCATGCCGTCGGCCAAACCGAAGATCGCCGGGCGGGCCAGCCTGGCGCTCACGGGCTCTCTTCGTCCTCGCGTTCGCCGCGCTGGGTCTCGAACAGTTCCATCCGGGCCCGCATCTTCACCTGCTCACTCCTGATCTCGTCCACGGACTGCTCAGTGCGGGCCAGGACGTCATGCATTGACGTGCCGTCGTTCGGCATGGTCTCTACGGCGACCTTGGCTATTTCGCTGGCGACATGGCCAACTGCATCCTCGACGGATTTGAGGCGGCCCATGATGCCGGGCCTGGCTGGGAGACCGTCGCGTGCCGGTTCACCGAAGTAGTCGTCGAGGAAGCGGCTGGTGCGGCGGCCGATGTGCCACAGCCAGCGGGTGGCGTGCCACGCCCGCCGGGTCCCCCATGCCATACCGGTGACGACAGCGACAGTGAAGGCGGTGAGCGCGGCGACCCACTCCGGGTTCACAAGGCTCCCATCAGGCCGCGGGCGGGCACGTTCCCGGCGGCGACGCTGAACACGTCGGTCTGGCTGACTTGCGCGACCTGGTTGACCGCATCCCAGCCCTGGAAGTTCACGGTGATCGCCGAGCCGGAGTCCGTGACGGTGACCCGCCCGTACTGGCGGCACTCCCCGCCGCTGTTGTTGTAATACCGGGTGAACGTGTTCGGGTTGTTGGTTGAGGCGCCGGTCTGCCGCATCGGGGCGGCACCGTAGACCGGGAACCCGCCCCAGGCCGCGTTTTCGGAGGCGTAGGCGACAGCGACACCGTGGAAGTCGCCGTGGATCAGGGCGACGTTCCGCATCCGGGACCACGACTCGATCATGTAGCTGACGATCGAGGCCCGCTCGGTCTGGTAGCTCCACCATTTGCCCAGCTCGTCGTCTACGCCAAGCGACGGGACCGTCGAGCCGAGCCATTGCGTGTCCGTCACGATGATCTTCAGTGGTTCCGGCTGGATGAGCTGCGCCTGCAGCCATGCGAGCTGGGCCGGCCCGAGCATCGTCTTGGAGCTGTTGTCGGTGTTCGTTCCCGGGGACCGGTCTATGTTGCGGATGTCGAGCATGATGAACCGGACCCGGCCGGTCACCCAGGTCTGGAACAGGCCGTGCACGGGGCTGTTCACCGTGTCGCCCAGCGTCCCCTGGGGGAAGATCTCCTGCGCGGCCACCAGGTTCGCCGCGGTCCAGGTGTTGTCGCTGTCGCAGTAGTAGGTGTCCGACGTGCTGTCGTGGTTGGAGCGGAGGTAGTAGCCCCACGCCTGCCGGGTGATCGGCTCCATGCCGTAGAACCAGGTCTGGTACTCCCAGGTGCCGATCTGGCTGGGCTGGTCGGTGAAGGCGGGGTTCTGGTAGCTGTAGTCCCCCGTGAAGATGTTCAGGTCGGCGCCCCAGGCGATCCAGTCGTTCAGGGCGGTGTCCGGGCCCGGCGTCTCGTCGGCGGTGTTGACGCAGCTGGCGACGGCGAACGTGAAGCTCTGCGGGGTGCCGGGCGTGGCCAGCGTCTTGCATGTGCCCACGTTGCCGACGAGCATCTCCGTGCCGCCGGGCGGGGTGTCGGCGAGCTGGCACCAGTAGCGGGTGAACGGGCTGAGCCCGGTCACAACATGCTTGACGTAGCCGTAGGAGTCCGGGGCCTGCGCCGCGACGTAGGAGACGTTCTGCGTCATGCCTGAGTTGGTGGCCAGCTTCAGCCGCAGGCTAGTCCCGCCGGTCGGCTTGCTGATCACCGTGAAGCCGGACGGGGTCGGGGCACCGCAGACCATCTGCTGCACGATCGCGCCGGGGCCGATGTACCCGGACACCGACACCGCGGGGCGCCCGAGCCAGAATGTGAGCCCGGACACGGCGCCGGTCGCCGCACCGAACCGGGCGGCATTCAGCACGCCGCCGAGCGTGTTCTGATTCGCCCCGGACGTCTGTGTCTCGGTGGGCGTGGCCGACCAGGGGCTGCTAAACAGCTTCAGCTCCACCTGGCCGACAGTGGCGCTCGATGTGACGTAGCCCTCGATGCGGAAGAGCTGGTTCAGCGGGACCGTGTTCGTCGTGGTCACGATGACGCTGCCGCTGGTGTTCCGTACGCTCAGCGTGCCGTTCGCGTTGATCACCACGTCCGCGGCGCGGGTGCCGGAGACCACGAACGCAAACACCTGGTGCACGGCGGACGGGTTCGCCGTCTGGTACAGGAACAGCTCAAACCACTGCTGGGCGGCGGCGTTGACCAGCAGGCCGCTGTTCAGCCAGGCGCCATAGCAAGTGGTCGTGGCAGTCGTGACGATCTTCGCCATCGGGATAGGCGCGGTTGTGGTATCAATCGTCATCGCCTGGCCGCTGGATATCGTCACCAGGTCGAACAGCATCCCGTCCGCGGTCCCCAGCGACTGATACCCGGGCGACGCCGACGCGGCCACCGTCGCCCCGTTCGTCTCGCCCGCGAAGCTGTTGGCCAGGACCGGCTGCGTGTCGATCGCCATCAGGAGATCCCGAACCAGAGCTGCGCGGCGCCGGTATTCGTATTCGATGAGGGCGTGAACGACCCGGGCAGGGCGGTCTGAGTAGTGCCCCCAGCGGGAACCGCTATCCGGTACGTCGCGGCGGTCAGGCCGATGTTCGGCGACGCGGGGCTGGTGAAGTTGAACGGGGACCGTACCGCGGGCTGGCTGCTCGACTGGTTCGTGACCATCGCGGCCCACACGAACGATCCGGCGGTCAGGGCCTGTGGCGTCGTTAGCGCGACCTGATGGTTACCGATGGCGATAGCCGTACCCAGGTCGGCCGAGCCGGTCAGCAGAGACCCGGCGCTTGAGTACAGGCCGACGTAGCTGCCCGTCGAGGTGCCGACCCCGGCGACGGTGAGAGAGAACCATAGGTATGTGGCGGTCAGCGCGTACCGGATCGGGACCTTGACGAGGTACACGGTTCCCGCGATCAGCGTCGTCCCGCTGACTGCCGAGTCAAGGTCCATCGACCAGGCCAGCAGGCCATGATCAGACGGCACGATGCTGCTCGCCGGGTGGATGTGCCCGGAGTCGGCGGGCTGAGCGTTGCCGCCCGCGGTCTGGGTGCCTTCGCCGAGGATGTGCGCGGCGGTTGTGTCGTACGGCAGGTCAGCCGCCAGGAGCGCGCTCAGCCCCGCGTTCGTGCCGTTCGACCGCAGGTACTGCCCGGCGGTCTGCACACCGGTCAGCGCGTTGATCGCGCCCTGCTGGGTGGTCGCCCCGGTGCCGCCCTGCGCGATCATCACCAGCACGCCGTTTTGCGCCAGGACGTAGCCCGTGCAGATCCATAGCGCTGTGCCAGCGTCGTACAGGAACGAGATCAGGTCCCGGTCCCCGGCCGCAGTGGACAGGGACGGCTGCGGCGTGCTGGCCGTGAACGAATACGCGGCGCCGTAGGACAGGGTGTACGGGCCTCCTGAGGCCGGCTGGATCACCTCGAAAGTGAGCGGCTGCCCGTCCGCGGGCTTCGTGGGGCTGGCCAGCGTGCGGTTCCCGCCGAGCGTGACCCGCTGCACATTGGACAGCGCGGCGTTGACGGTGATCGTGGGCGCGTCCGTCAGTGTCACCGGGGTCGTGCCCAGCGACCCCGTCACCGCCACGGAGCTGGTGATCGTGCCACCGGTCAGCCCGTTGACCGAGGTTCCGCCACCGCTGGCGGCAGTGTCCGCCAGGCTGTAAAGGTCAACCGTGGATGGGGATGATGGCAGGAAAAACGACCACGGGTCCTGGATTTGCCCGCCGAGGGTGACCTGCACAGTCCAGAACCAGAACCCGGTCAGCCCCTCGATCGTCAGGCCCGCATTATTGGTGGCAAGCAGCTGCAGCGTCCCGCCGGCCAGGTTCCCGAGCTGCCCCGCGTTGATCAGCGCGCGGATCGGGACGTCGGGGGCCAGGACCGGCACCCCGCCCGCGTACACCGTCGCCGAGGGGGTGAACGTCACCGTCCCGGTAAGCGGGCTGCCGGTGCCATCTTCGAACGTGCCCGTGATCTGGACATAGCTGAGCGATGTCATCGCCTGCCCCCTGCCTGTGAGCGGGTCACTCTGGCTCGTTTGCCCGGTAGGCGATCATGCTCGGATTCCCGCCCTGTTCTGCTGCCAGCACCAGGGCGGCCGGTGCTGGCAGCAGAACGTCACAGCGGGTGGGTGCGGTTAAGCCACCGGGTACCAGGTGCTGCTGTTCGAGATCCACACGAACGTCATGGCCTCGCCCGCGGGAATCACGCAGGCGGTCCCGGTGGAAACATGCGACGTGGCCAGGGCCGCGAACGTGATGCTGCCGGTGCCATCGTTGACCAGGGTGAACGTCGTGTTGGACCAGTGGCTGCCGCTGCTCCCGCCCGTGCCGGGGTCGTTGGTGCCCAGGATCACCCCGGTCACGTTCGAGGTGGGCGCTGCGGTCGCCAGGTTGTTGTACCGGGTTGTGATGAACGCCCCGTTGCTGATCGCCCCGTTGGAGTAGGCGCCCTGGCCGGTGCCAACGGACCGGAACAGGTCGGAGTCGCCGATGCAGATGCCGTCGAACTGGAACGAGCCATTCCAGTTGACCGCGCTGGCGAACGCGCTGGCGGCACTGAAGTCGATGATGCCGCCGCAGTCGCGGATCTGGTTGCTGCCCGCCGTGCCGAAGTTGATCGTGATCGGCTGATAGGTGCTGCTCGTGGCGTTGCATTCCATGCCGATCATCAGGAAGCTGTTTTTGATCTGGCTGAAGCCTCCCTGCACCGTCCCGGAGCCGGTCGACGTCGAGTTGATCGCCGTCCCGCCGGAGGTGGCGGCCAGCTCGAATGTGGCGCCGGAGGCGTTGACGACGTAGTAGGTGCCCGCGGTGAACCCGGTGGGCAGGGAGCCGCCGGAGATGGTGACGGTGGCGCCGTCGTAGTAGTAGGAGCCGGTCGCGGTGAACACGCACGGTGAGGCGTTCGTGGCGGTGAATGAGTAGCTGGGGGCCCCGGTGAGGTTCACCGCGTAATGCTGCGCCGCCCCATAGTCCATGTTGCCGACGATGGTCAGCCGGGAGTCGTAGACGGTGGCCCCGTTCAGCAGGGTCACCCCGTCGCCGGCGCCCTTGCAGTCGAGCACGATGTCCAGCAGCGCCCGGGCGAAGCTGGTGGTCGCGCCGCCGCCGGGGTTCGCGGAGTTGTCGAAGACGACGTTCTGCGTGTTCTCCTCAGCCCAGATGTGACCGTTCATGTCCTCTGTGTAGCTGTACTGGTTGTCGAGCCAGACACCCTTGGAGCCGGTGCCCTGGAAGTTGCGCACCGCGACGTCCCATTGCAGCTGGTAGATGTCCCCGGCGTGCACGCCGCACGCCCCGGCGCTGGCGCTGGTGCCGTCGATGATGGGGCGGCCGATGATCCCGCCGCCCCAGCCGCTGGTGTACGAGGCCGTGGAGTACATGCGGATGCAGGGACCGGAGCCGGTGTAGTTGATGACCACGCCGGGCGCGCACACGATCAGCGTGCCCGGCGTGGTGCTGGTCACCGTGCTGCCGATCTTGTACGTGCCGGGCGGCACGTAGACGGGGCCGCCCGCGCCCGCGGTCACGGCGCCCTGGAACGCGGTGGCCGAGTCGGTGGCACCGGACGCGTCAGCGCCGCCGGCGAACGCCGTGTTCAGCACGCTGACGCCCGCGCCCAGTGCGTTGGCCGTGTCGACCACGCCGTTCATGTCCTCAGCCGGGCTCGGGCCGTCGGTGTAGCGCGTGTCCGGCGGGAGTGTGAAAGCCTTCAGCGTCATCCCGGCTCATCCATCCGGTAAGCGATCACGGACGTATCGGAGGCACCCGCCGTCGATTTGATCGTGAAACTCGTTCCTGCGGTGACCGCCGAGACGTACGGCGCTCCCGGCGTTCCGCCCGGAGTCAGCACGGACAGCCAGATCCGCGACGCTGCGGTCACGCACGTGTTCGCCACGGTGACCGTCCCCGCCGCGAGGGTGGCCGTGCCGGACTTCCAGTTCGCGGGGGTTGCCACCGCCGGCCCGCTCGAGTCGCCGGTCGCGTAGCTCATGCCGGGGCCGACCTGGAGGCGGGCGGGCGTCCCGGACAGCAGGACGGCACCCGTGTTGCCGATCAGCCTCGCGCCGTCGATGTCGAGCCACACACCGGTCCCGGCCAGGGACAGCCCGTAGGCGGGGCCGACACCAGCCTGGCCCGTCGTCGCGGAGGTCACCAGGCCCCGCACGATCACCTGGAAGTGCAGGTTCCCGGCCGCCGCCTGGCTGATCGCCAGCCCAGCCCAGCTCGCCGGGGTCGCGTTGTTGCCGTCCCGGTGGAACGAGCATCCCGCCAGCACGACAACCGCCGTGCCCGTGCTCGCGTCAATGAAGAACCCGTGCTCAAAGTTCGCATCCGTCGTGCACCCGCTGAACACGCATTGCAGGACCCCGTACCCTGCGGCGGACAGCCAGGTGCCGGTCAGGTGGAAACCGTGCCCGTTGGACCATTCAGCACGGCAGCCGATCCAGTGGGAGTTGTCGCAGGAGGTGATCGACCAGCCGTTGCCGTTGCATCCTTCGACAAGGACATCGATCCAGTCGGAGTCGGAGACGAAGTTCAGGTTGATGCCGCCCGCGGCGCATTTCCACACCTCGGAATGGTGAACTTTCCACGTCCCCGGCGTGTTGATCGAGTACCCGGCCGGCGCGGACGGGTCGGCGGCGGTGTTGATGCCCCACCCGGTGCACCGCATGACGTAGACGTTGGTCATCATCACGTCGGCGACCGCGCCGTACCCCTGAATCCCGTCAGCGGTCGCGACCAGGCTGACCCCGTCGACGCAGATGTTGCGGAGGACCGGGCCTTCAGTGATGTAGTGGGTCGGCGCGGTGAACAGCAGCACCGCCGCGGCGACCGCAGCCCCCTGCGCCCAGCCCGCGACTGGCCTGATCACCGCACCGGACGGCGGGGTCGGTGGTGTGGACTGGAAGCCGGTCGGCGCGGTCGCGCTGTTCCCGTACCCGCCGTTGTAGGACCCCCAGTTGAATGAGGAGTCCGAGCCTTGCAGCACGACTTTCGCCCCGAACACGATCGGTGCGTTCGTGTAGAAGATCCCGGTTTCCAGGTACACTGTCCCGCCGCCGGGGGCCGCGTTGATCGCCGCCTGGATCGATGCCGTGTCCGTCGCCCCGGTCGTGTCTCCTGACGGCTCGACCACCGTCCAGTCGGTCGTCCCGGGGATGTTGCTGGTCCCGTCGACCTGGAGGTTCCCGCTGATTTCGACGTCGCCGTCGAGGTAGGCGCTTCGGGTCATGGCCACCGTCTCCCAGAAGGCCTCCGTGTCGGAGGGGACGTCAACGGTTGTCCCGTAGGTGGCCTCATAGGTGGCCGGGTAGGTGTTGGTGACTGATGCGGTGCCGGATGCTGGGCCCGGCGCCGAGAAGCGGGCCAGCCGCCATTGAGCCGGGTCGAACGCCTGGTAGCTGCTGCCGGGTTTCTGTGCGAGCAGCGCGGCGAACTGGGAGGCGCTTGATGCCCCTCCCGGGCTGTCCGCTGGTATCGCCATCCCGGATCACCCCCGGGTGGCAGTGAGAGGATGACGGGATGAGCGGCGAGACCGGCAACCTCTGGGGGCACTGCTATCTGTGCGGAAGCGCCCTCATGATCCGGGAAGCGGATCAAGGCACTACAGCATCCGGCCCTGTCTACGAGACCTACTGCTGGTGGTGCTGCCACGACCACGGCTTCCGGCCGCGTCATTCCCCGGTGTAGACGATCTCCATCGCACAGTTACGGCCGGGGGCTGATCCGGAGGTGGTAGCAGCCACCGACGACGCGATCCGGGCCGTCACATAATCCAGGCCACCGATCAGCCCAGCCTTGACACTCCCGGTAGAGATCGGTGGTGTTGACCCGCCCACAGCCACAGCAGCCAGCTCAAACGTCGTGGTGTTACTGATCTCGATCGCCGGTTCCAGGTGCCCGGTGACATTACCGCAGGCAATCACAAGGGTGATGTCGTACCAGCCGTCGTACGGCACAAGGTAGGAGTACGCAGGCTGACTGCCCGTGGCCACCGCCGACCAGCCGCTGTACGGGTCTTCCAGCACCTGCGTGAACTGGACCGGGGATGTGTAACCGCCCCCGGAAACGGACTGCCCCCCGGTCGGCTGGGCGACCCGCAGCACCGTTTTCGCGGTGCAGAACAGCAAGGGCGCCTGGATCAGATTATTGAAGTCAGGCGGTTCGGGCCCGGACCCGGCCACAAACGACGGCGGGCCGGGCGGCGCGGCCATCAGGCACCCCTCCACACCGCGATGAACCGGCACACCGAGTTCCCTGATGTGCCAGCCGTCCGGGACCCGCCGGAATCGTTGCTGTACGCGGCGAGCTGCACCGTGTCCCCGGCGTTGAGCCGCAGATACCGGCGGACGATCGACGTATGACCCAGGTTCATCGCCGCATTCGACCCTGTTGACGGGGTCTCCGATGATCCCCACAGGGTGACCGCGGACCCGCCATAGTTCGAGCTGGTGACCGTCAGGCCAGCACCGCGGCTGATCCCCGTCGTCACCCCCGCCTCAGCGAAACAGACCTGCCCGTACATCCAGTACAAGCCCGCGACCGGGGCTGTGAACGTGCTGGCGGCGAAGGCACTGTAGTTGTCGATCAGCTCACTGGTGAGGATCGTCAGCGCGGTCCCGGTCACGCCGATCCCCCCGTTCGGGATCGCCTGGCTGCCGGCGCTGGAGACCTCCACGATCGGCGGGTAGCTCAGGAATCTGATCGTGTCCCGGATGTTCGTGTTCAGGAACGAGCTGGTCACGTACGCCGGGGGCACGGGCCACGCTGACGGGTCCGGCACCGGCAGCCCGGTCGTCCCGGTGACCGCGGCGACCCACTGGGCGTGCAGCATCGGGAACTTCGTTGTGGTGATTTCAAGGACTTGCGCTGACCCGGACGACTGGTAGGTGGAGGCCGCGAAATAATCCGTGCCCAGGTCGGTGATCTTGACGAGTTTGCTGGCGGTCGGGTGCGCTGAGAACCCGGTCTCCATTTGGGTTTTGCCGCCGTCGAAATAGGTGGCGGCCCCGCCGCCCTGGACAGCCACGATCCCGGCGACCTGGATACCGCCGGCGGTCATGTCGCTGGTCGGGACCGCTGAGGACACTAGGTACCAGCCGGGCAGCGGCGGGTACACCTGGGCGGTGGTCGCCCCGTTGTGCATCCCCCACGGGTCGGTCAGTTCTTCTGTCATCGCGACAGCGGTTTCGGTGATGTTGGTGATGTTCTGGCCGGTGCCGCCTTGCCCGAGCATCACTAGCGGCGGGTTTTCCAGCAGGGTGACCGCGTTGGTTACGTCGCTGCGGAGCTCGGGCACGAGCACGGGTTCCGGGCCATTCAGCCCCCAGGTGCGCGGGTTCGGGATGACCGGGTACGGGGGAATCGGCATCCCGCATCACCCCCGGCCGCGGTGAGAGAATGACGGGATGGGCTACGTGGAGGTGTTCCGCGAAAGGCTCCCCGAGGGCGCGAAGATCGGGAACGCGCGAGTGCAGACGACGGCACAGAGATCTGCTGGCAAGTGGCACTCAGTGAGCCACTTGCCAGCTCAGAAACCTAGGACGTTGGAGCCCGAAAGCTGACCCCGGTCCGGGTCATCGCAGGTTAGGACGTTGCTCAGGTAGGCGACCGCCATGATCCGGGTCGTCCACCGCCCGGGTGCGGTCGAGTGGGCGACGTTGAGGATCTGGAACTGGCCGCTGATCTCGGTGAGGGTCCCGCCGAGCCGCCGGTTGACGGTGATCACCTGCCCGACCTCAGCGGACAGCACGATCGGCCACAACGCCGGGTTCGCGCTCGGGTCAAACGTCATTTGCGACACCCGGATGTACGGCTGGTCGCTGGTGCCCAGGATCCAGTTCGCGAGGTCCCCTTGGGTGGCCGCGCTGAACAGGTAGATCGTTTCCTGCAGCGTCTGGTCACCGTAGGCGCTGATCGAGGCGGGGGATGTGATCGCGGTGACGGTGGAGATGTCCGCCCCGCCGATCTCCTGCGGCGCCCCGAACTGGGTCAGCGTGATGTCGTTGTAAACCTGGCTGGGGTCGTAGTCGAACTGGATGTCAGCCTGGTACGGCGCTTCGGTCTGGAACGCGGCCGTCATGGCCGCCTGTGACACGTACAGGATGTTCGCTGGTGCCGGGCTGCCCGCTTCCCCGACCCGGATTTCCCCGCTCACCGCCCCGGCTGGGGCGGTCTGGGTGGTGGTCAGGTATGTCCATTGCCCGGCCTGCACCGGGAACAGTTCCGTTGAGGTGGACAGGTACCCGCCGCCGGCGGCCTGCCAGTCGAAACCGATCTGGACGCTTCCCCACCCTGCCGGCGAGTACACCCATGCGGAGGCGGTGTATTCCTCCCCGGCGGTGACCAGCACCGGCGCGTCGAGGATCTCGCAGAACGTGACGCTGGGGCTGGGGGTGAGCAGCGCCGAGTAGGGGGCGCCGTACACCTGCGCCTGCGTCAGCGTGATCGTCCCCTGGTAGGCGGTCCACGGCGCGAGCAGGCCCGCGAACGTTGGGTTGAGGTTGAACGGCTGCCCGGCCATCTCCCCAGCAGTCCACAACGACCCGAGGTTGTATCCGGCGCGGCGGGGTGTGTAGCACAGGTACCCGGCCGCGTCCGCGTACAGCAGCCCGCTCTCCGACTCGGCGATGTTGGTGACGTTCTGCCCGGTGGCCTGCCCCTGAATGTCAAGGGCGCCTTGCACCGCGTCAACGGTCACCCCGATGCTGCGCGGCTGCAAGCATCCGGAGTCAGCGAGGATCCGCTCGATCCGCGCCCCGGCGAGTTCCTGCCCGCTGCCGAACCCGGCGGTGGTCCCGTAGAAGTGGGAGACGATCCGGGCGTTCGGCAGCAGCCGGGGGAAGATCGCCAGATGCGCGACCTGCCCGTTGAACATGTTCCCGCTGAACAGCCGGTCAGCTTCACCACCGAAGTCGGTGAACGCCCAGGTGCTGCCCAGGTTGCAGGACCCGGACGCGCCGGGGAACGCCCCCCCGTCGAGGATGACCTGCCATGTCGTCTGCGTCAGCAGCAGCGCAACATGCGTGAAGGTGCTGTCCGCCCACGACTGGGCGCTGTTGACGACAGTGTTCGTGCTCACGTGGGTGGTTTTGTCCCAGGCGGTGACCATCATCGCGCCGTCGGATGCCCGGACCCACACCTTGAACATGGGGGTGGCGGTGTTCTTCAGGATGATCAGCGTCCACCCGACCACTGCCGGGTTGGAGTTCGAGACCTGGAACCAGCCTTCGGCCGTCACCCCGCCAGCGAGGGACGGGAGCCCGGAGTCGCTGTAGACGAGGGCGTACCCGTCGCTTCCCTGCCCGCTGGTCAGCCCCGACTGGGCCCACACGGTGCCGGACGGGTCACCGATGATCAGATCCGATGGGTCGTTCCCGAAGCTGACAGTGCTTGACCCGATCCCGTACTTGGACTGGATGACCTGCAGCGGGTTCATGTTGCCGGGGGCCAGGTTCGCCGCGTACGGTGCCCCGGCGGCGTCGCTCATCGTCCAGTAGGCGAACGGCTGATCGAGGAGGATCTCCGCGCGGGTGATCGTGTTCAGCAGCGGCGTCATCAGCGCCCACACGTCGGTGGCGACCCCGGCCGTGTTCTGATACCGGCTGCTGGTCAGGGCGAGGGGCCAGCGTTCCATGAACCCGCGGAACACCACATAGGTTTTCGCGCCGGCGGCCGGGGGCGGCGGCCAGGTCGCCAGCACCCGGACCGGCGTGTAGACGGTGACATCCGGGCAGTACGGGGACGCACTGTTTTCGGGGGTCAGCGCAGCGTCATTGTTGGAGAGGGTCATGTTGACCGTCCCCGCCTGCACCGAATCGAGCTCGTACTGCTTGCCGCGCTGGGTGGTCATGCCCCGGAACCGGCCGGTTACATCCGTCCAGGTGACCTGATCCCATGGGGTCTGCACCCCGGCCCCGAAGCCGAGCTGGAACTGAATGTGCGGCCAGGTCTGGGACGGGGCGAACGGTGCCGCCGGGCTGATCAGCACCGCGGCCATCAGGCCGGCCAGGTCCGCGGTCCCGCTTGTTGTGTACGCTGCGGCGGTCGCAGCGGACGTGACCTGATAGCTGGTGGCGATGGTGATGTCGGAGGTGTGGTCAACACCGTTGCTCCACGACTGTGCAGGCAGCGCCGTCCACCCGGCGCCCGGCCCGGTGACGGTCGCGGTGGTCTTGTCCGTCGCGCACACCGACAGCACCAGCGCCTGCGACCCCGGGGCGGCCAGCGCCAGCCCGGACAGCGCGGTGGCATCGTTCGCGTACGCGGTGACCACGCCGGGCACGTCCAGCCACGGGCTCATGCCCTGAACCTCGAACACGAACGCGATGAGGGCCTGGCAGTACCCGTTGGGGCTTACGAAGACGTTCCCGGCCACGGATGGGTTCGGGGCCGCCCACACCGAGCAGCGGGTGATCCCATCATCCGGACTCGTCCCGGTGGGTGCACCCAATGGTTCCCACCAGTTGTGCGCGTCGTCGCCGACCGCGACGGTGGACCCGAACGTGGCGGGGGTCTGCCACGCGCACACCGCGAACAGCCAGTTGTCACTGTCGCCTGTGTTGCTTACCGGCACGTCAACGGACTGGCCAGCCGGCTCCGGGGTGAAATAGCCGGACAGGTAGGAGAACCCGCCAGTCCACTGGCTGATCACAGACGTCACGGCGGCCCCGCCCCCTCTGCCTGGTTACGGGTGCGTGAGGGACAGGCCGTTGACGCTATTGCGCCGATTTTGCTGAAGCACGATCTGCTGGAACTGGTAGTAGAGCTGCTGCATCAGTTCCTGCTGGTTGCCGACGAACCCGTTGACGGTCAGAGTGATCGGCCCGATCGACGTCCCGCCCCCGGTCCCCCCGCCGGCCGCAGTGCCGCCGGCGACGGCCAGGCCCGCAGCACCGATCCCGCCGCTGGCGACATGGCCGCCGATCTCGTGCATCGCGGCAAGCACCTGCGGGGTCATCGACCGCAGCCCGTTGATGTACCCCTGGAGGGTGTTGACGCCGTGCTGGAAGAACACCCGCGACGGGGAGAACATCTTCAGCGGGTCGGTGAAGTAGCTCTCCACGTCGGACGCCAGGCCCTTCATAATGCCCGGAATGGCCGCCGCAGCGTTCTTTATCCCATTAATCAGCCCGTTGATAATGTTCTTCCCGGCCGTGAGCATCTGCCCGGGAAGGGCCTCCAGCTCACGTAGCGCCTCCCCCGGCAGCTTCGAAAAGAAGCCGACCACGTCGGATATCACCGAGCGTGTTGTGCTGCCCAGCCAGTCGAACGCGGCGGAAATGTCGTGGCGCAGCCCATCGAGGAATGACATGGTGTCGTGGCGGGCTGTATCCCAGGCGTCCTCTATTTCCCGCGGCACCCAGTCAGCGAATGCCGCGATATCATGGCGCACATCATCGAATGCGGCGGAAACGTCGTGGCGCGCGTCGTCAAGAATTGCGGCGACATCATGACGCATTTTATCGAACGCCTGCGCGATTTCGTGCGTGTGGGTCCGGATTTCGAAGACCGCCATGCCGACCGGATCGACCAGCCAGGCGAGGATTTCCTTCCAGTGACCGGAAATCCATTTCGCTACCGCATTGAGGGCCGCCTCTATATCGTGACCGGCCCGGATGAAGGTTTCCCGGACAGCATCAACGCCGTTTTTTATGTCATGCCAGGCTGCTTCTATGTCGTGACCGGCCCGTATGGCCGTTTCCCGGACAGCATCGGTGGCGTCTGCTATGTCGTGGCCAGCGGCTTTGAAGAACTTCCCGACGTCGGCCACGGCATCCCGGACCAGCTTGCAATGCTTGTACAGCTCGTACAGGCCGGCCGCAAGCAGGATCACGGCCATGAGGACCAGCATCACCGGGTTCGCATCGGTGACTGCGTCGAACAGTGCCTCAGCGGTAGCAACGAGTTTGAACGCGGCTGCGACCGCGAGGAGCGCCCCCGCGAACGCAGCCAGTGCCGGATTCTTCTCCAGGAAGTTCGCAAACTTAGCCAGCGCGCCGACCACCTTCGTGGCCACAGGCAGAAGCTTCTCCCCGAACGAGATCGCAAGCGCGTCCACCCCGTTTTTGAGGTCGGCCCACTGCTGGGAAAGAGTCTTCTGCTGGCCCTGCCAGGCGTTCCCGAAATCACCAGCGGCCTTTTCGATCTGCGGGTATTTGGACTGGAGACGGCTCATCTGCTCCAGCAGGATCGACACACCCGCCCCGGCCTTCTTGCCAAAGAGGGTGGTGATTACCTCACCTTCGGTTTTAGCGGTTATTCCCGCTTTATGGAACCGGTTGGTAAGGTCGTCTAGGGCTTTCATGAGCCCGCCGTTCTCCATGTCAGTGGAGAGCGTTTTGCTGTTCATGCCCAGTGCGCTGAGCTGCGCTCCTGCGGTTGCCATCGGCACAGCCAGGGCCTGCACAGACATCCGCAAATCGGTGCCTGCCTTAGCCCCTCTAATGTTATTGTCGCCAAATGTCGCCAGCGCGGCGCCAACATCGGTCAATGAAAGGCCGTAGCCTTTCACGACGGCGAGCATTCCAGTGCCCATCGCGTCGGCCAGGTCTTGCATTTGCATGTCACCGGCACCGACGGTGGCATTCAGGGCGCCCATTGCCTGCTGGTAATTCTGTACGCCGGGGATGCCGGACGCGACGGCGGCGGTGAGGGCGTTGGTGACGTCGACCAGGGACGCGCGGCCCACATCGGCGCCTTCGGCCGCGACCTGAACCATGTTCAGGGCCTTCGCGCTGGAGATCCCCAGCGACGCCATGTTGCTTTCGACGTGGTACAGGGATTCGGTCAGCGACTCCGGGCCCTGCCCGACCGCCCCCGCCAGCTTCAGTACCCCTTGGCTGAGGGTGCCCAGCTGGCTGGTGGCAACCCCCGCCTGGGTGTGGAGCTGCGTGATTCCCTGCTGGAACTTCCCGGCCTGCTCGATCCCGATCCCGGCCGCGATAGCGACCCCGAGCAGCGCAGTCTTCATCATGCCGCCGAAGGCCAGGCCTTCCGCCCCGGTGTCTTTGGCGGCGTCGCCGGATTCTTCCAGCGCGACCGTTTCCCGGTCGATCGCAACCGTGGCCTCATCGACTGCGGCGACGGTCTCCTCACACGAGGCGACCAGCGCGTCAACCGCGGCGGCCTGGCGTTCCGCGTCGATCGCCGCGAGCTGCTCCGCCGCCGACAGCCGCTCGTCAGCATCGGCGGCGATGTCCGCGGCCACGGCCAGCCGGTCAGCGGACGCGGCGACTTCATCGATCCCCGCCGCGAGCCGGTCGTCAGCCTCCCCGGCCACATCCGCGGCCGCGCTCAGCCGGTCCGCCGCAGCTGCCACCTCATCGATCCCGGCGGCTAGCTTTTCGACCCCTTCCAGCATCTCGCTGATGCCGGCCATGAACTCGCCGGCGGAGACTGTGAAGACCTGCTCGACCGGGGGGAGACTCGGGATGACGCCCACCGCCCCCGGGAAGCTAAGCGAAGATGGCGGCTGCCCAGGCGGTCATGCAGGCTTTCGAGCCCGCCCCGGAGGTGATCAGCAGTTCCACGGACGGCTTCATCCATGGCCGTTTCGGGATCTTCACGACCGGGCCGAAAAACCCCACCTCCGGGTTGCCGAGCTGGGGAAAGTTCTTCGCCCGGATCGTGACCGGCCCGAACTCGTGCACAGCCCCGTAGGCCGTCGTGGAACCGAGCACCTGGGAGGCCATGCCCGCCCCCATGGCCTCCGCCGGGGTCCGGTGGATGCCTTTCACCAGGTCCCCGGACACCTTCGCGGGCGGGGCGCCCGGCGGCGAGTTTGTCCGGATGCCCACGCCCTTGGCGTGGGACCGGGCGGTGAGCGCCAGTTTCACCGTCGTCTCAGCGGCTGCCGTCAGCGCTTTCACCGCGGCGATAGGGGCGTCGGACTGGGCGCGCGCCTGGATGGCCCGCAGGTTCGCGGCCACCTCCGCAGCAGCGTTGTTAACCACGGCCGCGCTCCGTCCGCTGGTTGATGCACCGCTGCTTGATCTGCTTGAGGTCCCAGCAGAACCGCCGCACATACACCGGGGTCTCCTGCAGCTCCGACCAGGACCAGGCGATCCGCAGGCCGCCCATCAGCTCGAAGTCGCGGACCTCCGCCGGTATCCAGTCCTGCGCCCACGTCCCGTCGTAAATCGACTCGGCGGGTGCTAGGACGGATTCCCAGTAGCCCCCGGGCTCTCCGGGGTCTGCTGAGGGTTTACCCTGGCCAGCTCCTGAGCCAGCCAGTTGATGATTCCCATCGGCAACTTCGCGACGTCCTCGGCTGCCGGCTTGGCCGGCAGCAGCACCGGTTCTGCGGTGGGCAGCGGGTTGCCGTGGTCGTCCAGTTCGATCGGGGCGGTCGGGTCATACACCCGCATCCCGATGATCAGCTTGGCGCCGAGCCGGTTCACGGCCCGCTTGTTCGCCTCGTTCGCGACCGGCTGCCCGTCCGGCCCGGTCTCCAGGTCTGCCTCGCTGGACGTGAACTCGCCGGGGGACATGAGCTGCGGGTTGCGGATGGTCACCCAGATGTCATCGCCGGGCTCCACAAGCTCAGTGAAGTGCTTCGTGATGACGCGGTTGGCGTATGCCACGGTAAGGAAAACTTCCTGCTAGTAGGAGGTGCTGACGTAGTTCTTCAGGGTCACGGTGGTCAGGCCGCCGTCACTCGTGTTCCCGATCGCCGAGACGGCCTGCGACAGCGACACGTACAGCGAGCCCAGATCCGCCTCACCGGTGGTGTAGCCGGACTTGGCCATCTCGATCTGCAGCGACTGCCCGCCCGAGGTGACCGGCTGCGTCAGCAGATGCGTCGTCCCGGTCTGCAGGTACTGCCTGAAGTTGGCCATGTCGTTGGCGTTGTCGTAAACCGCCTTGTAGGAGCCGTCCAGCTCCAGCGGGCCGGGGAAGATCTCCCGCGGTGCCTGCGTCCCATCCGACGATTGGATGGCCTCGATCTCCCGTTTGAGGGTGATGTCCATCGTCAGCCCGCGCGTTGAGGCACCCGGGTTGCTCACGGTCCAGCCCCAGCCGACGACCGGCTGCACCGCCGACGCCGCATACGAGAACGTCGCCTCGGTGATCGACGGGAACCCCATGTACTTCGGGGAGCAGGTGATGAACCCCTTCGGGTCGATCTTGATGCCGAGTTCGGACATGACACAGCCGGGCCAGCCGAGCTGATCCTGACCGTCATCGGTGGTGAAGCTGTAGGTCGGCCAGACCGTGGTGAAGGTCCGGTTCTGGGTGAACACATGCGTGCTCTGGGACAGCACAGCCCCGCCGGCGGCGGTGTGCGCGAACCGTGTGCCTGTGGCCGGCGTGGCCACGGGGCAGGTGTAGGGGCCGGTTCCGGTGACGGTGCCGAGCTGCACCCATTCCAGGTTGATGCCGGTCGCATCATTGATCTGGATGATGCTGTTGCTGCCCGGGTTCGCGGTCATCGACAGCGACGTCGCCCCGGCCACGCAGTTTGAGGCCAGCGTGGTTGACACACCAGCGGTCACCGTGTCGGGGCCGATGATGGCGCGGAGGAAATACCCGAGCAGGTCCGGGTAGCCGTTCGCCTCGATCTCCCATGAGGTTGTCCACGGGCCCTGGTTGATGCCCTGGAGCTTCACATCGTTCGCCCGCATCGACTCGTCCCGGATGGGGACGATGTTGTCGTTGAACTTTGCGCTGGTGAACGGGACGCTGAAGGCAGGCGCCGTGTACTGGTACTGGGTGCCTTCCTTGGCGCCGCCGAGCTTGGCGAGCCGGGACAGATAGGTCATCGCGGGTCCCCCGTCTCCGGGTCGTCGTGCACTTTAGTGGCCGGGACGGAAGGCCGGATGACCGGCGGTACCCGCGCCCCGGGGGGGTCCACGGGTGTGCAGCCGGGCACTGGGAGAGAGCAGTCGAACTCATCACCCGGTCCGATGTTCCGTGCCTCGCCGTCCAGGTCGAAGGCCACTAGCACGCTGCCGGTGTCGTTTCGCTGTCGGGGCATGCGGCCTCCTCGATAGGCGGAAAGAATGGGCGGGGCGGCCCGGGCCGGGCAGGCACCGCAGCAGTCGGCGGATCATCCGGGCCATAGATGACGGTCCAGGTGACGGTGGTTGCGGAGCCGTTGGTGGTTTGCGAGAGCGGCACCGACACGTCGAGCACGTCAGGCACGGGATCTCCTTGTAAGGTCGATCGGGCCGGCCATTCGCGTGGCCGTGTGCCGGTGCAAGGGCGGCGGTCAGAGTCACGCCTGCCGCCGGCCACGTCGTTCCGGCCGGTGCCGGGGAGCTGGCACCCGCTACGATCCGGCGCCGGAACGGCGGGTCAGTCGTTGATCTCCAAGTCGTCTGCGTAGTACGTGATGAGCGCGCGGAGTTCCTTGCCGGCCGGGATCGTCGTCCACGGCGGCTCGATCACCACACGCACGCCCGGGGAGCGCGGATCCTCGCCGACGGACAGGAACCCGCCGTGCGTCTTATCCCCGAGCGGGCCCCTGATCCGCTGGATCAGCAGGTCGATAGCGTTCCTGAACGCCTGCTGTTCCTGCTCCGCGACCGGGCTGGACGTTTGCCGGACCGGCCAGTGCAGTTCGAGGGTGATCTCGTAGTGCGGCATGATCCGGATGTTCGCCGACCGGACGTCCTGGAGGTCCAGTGACATGACGTAGACCTGCGTCTTCTGCGTCGCCGGGGTCCTCGTCCAGAAGGCCTGGATCACGTCCCACGGGCCGCCGCTGGCGGTCAGCAGCGACGGAAGCGAGTCCGTTGAGACGCACAGCCAGGCCGCTTCGCGGGTCTCTACGGTGCTGATGCCGGTGTAGGCCACGGGTCACCGCCTCACGCTGGCATTCTTGGCTGCGTGAACGACAACGAGAGCGGCAGCACTGCTTACGCCGCGCCAGAGCGCCACATGTGCGAGACGTGGACTGCTAAGGGGCCCATCGGGAGTATCTGGCGATGCGGTGGCTGCAGTGCCCTCTGGAAGCGCTGCCCTGTCAGCCTGATACGCGCAGGCGGCTGGTATCCGATGAGCCGGCTTGAGGTGTGGCGGTGGAAACGCCGCCACCGGGAGCCCGGTCAGTAGTAGCCGTACTTCTTCTTCATGTCCGCCCGGATCTTCGCCCGGATGCTCGCTCTCGCTGCGGCCGACAGGTGGTGACCCTTGAGCTTCCTGCTGATGTCTGCCTTGACCTCCGCGCGGATCTTCGCCTTGGACGCCGCGGACATCTTGTAGTGCCTGGCCTTGTAGTGCTTGCCCTTGAGTTTCTTGTCGATCTTCGCCTTGACGTCCGCGCGGAGTTCGGCGCGCAGTTTCGCTTTCGACGCCGCGGACATCTTGTAGCTGCTGCTGGCCGTCGTCTTGGCCGCGGCTACCGAGGCGCGGGCCAGGGACGCCGCGGTGATCGGTGTCAGGGCGCGGGAGCCGTGCGCGCTGAACACTGACTGGCTGCGGCCCCGGTGCGCCATGAACGTTGTGCTGGACCTGCTGCCCCGGTGCGCCCACACCCGCGACGAGTGAGTCCGGCGCCGGGCTGACTTGCGTGGTTTCCAGCCGGTCGCCACGGTCAGGCCCGGTCGTAGTTGCTCAAGATCATCAGCGCGTCGGTGTGCAGCTGGTCCGGGTCGTGGTTGGTGGCTTCCGGGTCCAGTTCCCGCACCACCAGCCACGCCGCCATCAGCTTGTTGGCGCGCACCAGATCCGCCGGGGTCGCGATGGTGTAGCCACCCGAGTAGGTGACCCGGATCAGGGAGCCGATCGGGATGAACATGCCCAGGTTGAACCACACATGCCCCGAGTCGAGTTCGGGGCCCTGGTACTGGAACGATGACAGGTTCTCGGTCCCGCCGAACGACCGGACGATCGTGAGCTGGTCGACGCTGGTGTACTGCCACAGGTCCGGGTAGCGGACCGCGTACTCGTTCAGCCAGCAATGCCGCACCAGGCTGGTCACGGCCAGGCTGGCGGCATAGGACTGGCCGAGCGTCCCGTAAATGTCCATGGGGACGTTCGTTGAGTCGGTGTACTCGTCGGGGTCCACGGCTGAGGCGCGGTGTGTTTCCGTCAGGCCCGTGAACGGAGCCAGGCGGCGGCCGGTCTCCGACTCGCACTCCCGGGTGGCCTCCACCAGAAGGTCGCTGAGAGCCTGAGTGCTGTAGTCCTTCACGAGGTCACCGAACGCGCCTTCGGTGAACTGAGCGGCCGAGCAGAGAGGTGTCACACTGTCGGCCACGGCTCACCCCCGGCCAGGTGTGGAAGGCTAGCGGCGTGACGACAGCGGCCGACGAGCGGGCGGCAATTGTCGCCCTACGCCGGGACGGCTTGTCGCACCGCAAGATCGCGAAGGAAGTCAGCCGTAACCTGTCGACAGTGCAGGCCGTCTTGAAGGAGATTGCTGCATGACGGATCTTGCCGGCTTTATTGCTGCCCGGCTAGACGAGGACGATCGCGACCGGTGCGAGATCCATGCCCGGACCTGCGAATCACTGCCCACTCATGGCCGGATTGAGTTCCCGTGCGACTGCGGCTACCCGGCCCGCGTGCTCCGCGAGGTCGAGGCCAAGCGGGCACACATCCGCATGTGGGAGACATTCGCGGTGAACTTCACCCACATCGATGAAACCGAGTTCGAGTTCGCTAAGCGCGAGGCGCTAGAGGAAGTACTGACCACCGATGCCGCCGTCTACAGCGACCACCCGGACTACCCGCAGGACTAGCTGCTCACGTCGTCCTTCTTGCCGTCTCCCTCGTCGCTGACCGCCTTGCCGCGCCCCTTGCTGGCTGGTTTTGGTGCTTCCGCGACCTGGTACCCGCCGAGGCGCAGCAGGTCGTTACCGAGGTCGTCGGGGACCTCTGTCACGTCGCCGTCGTTCTTCCACTCATGCGGGCCGACCGCGCAGCCGCCGCCGACCTCGTGCTTGCTGAGCCACATCAGCGGCCTCCTTCAGGGGGAATGAGGTGTCCCTCGCAATGCGGAGTAGCCACTGCGAGGGACACCCGGAACCGCTAAAACCGCAGGTCAGACGCTAGTCGCGACCCGGGCCAGCCTGCCAAGGTACTTCGGGCCCCGGACAGCCAGGCAGGTGTCATCGACTAGAGCGAAAGGAAGTGTATCCGGGCTGCTCGTGGTCGGGTAGACATCGAGCGGAGTGCACTCACGCACGTACGGGCGGATCACGAAGTTCCGGTCCCTGGAGATCAGGTAGATGTTCTCCAGGCCCGCCGCGAGCGGATACAGGCCGGTGTTGGTGCCGTAGTACGCCGTCGGCAGGGTGCCGGGCACCGTGGACCCGTTGTAGGGAACCAGGGCTGTGCCGGTGTCCGCGATCCCGGTCGTCAGGATCGGGGTCACCATGTCAGCCGCGAGACCGACCGTGCCATCGACGTAGCCGAGGAACGTCTCCGAGCCTGCCGCGCCGCCGGCTGCGGTCCGGTAGACCTTGTAGGAGATCGGCTGGCCGCCGTCCGAGCCGCTCGGCGTCGAGAACGTCAGAGTCAGCGCGTTGCCGGTCGTGACCGCCTGCGAAACCTCAACGGCCGGCAGGATCTCACCCTGGCGGGCGATGACCGGGCTGATGACGTACCGGTAGGTGGCGTTCAGCGTGTACGAGCCGCCCCACGTCCCGGCGCTGGAGGTGCCGGGGGTCACGGTGCCCATCTGGTAGGACCGCGGCGACAGGAACGACGTCAGCACGATCGGGATGTTGCGGTACGAGTCGACCATGAGACCCGGCGCGACCTCCACCTTGTCGTTGAACCGCTGCTGGTTCTGCAGCAACTGCGAGATCTTGCTCTGCGCGGTGGACGATGCGACGAACATCCAGTTGGAGCCGAGGATCGGCATGGCCACGTTCTGCTGCACCATGTCGATGACCTCATCGAACATGGCCGTGGTGAGCGTGTTGCCGCCCTTGTCCTGCGCGTTCTGCGTCGCCCCGGAGAAGGTGGACACCAGGGTGTCCAAGCCGTCGAACTGGGGGCGGGCGCCGTTGATCGTGGACGCGGAGTTGCCCCAGTCGATGCCGGTTTCGATGTCCCACAGGAGACCCTGAATGGCCCCCTCGATTTCAGTCTGCCTCAGGTCGTCGATGACCTGCCGGGTGACCTGCTGCGCGTAGCCGGTGACCGCGCCGACGACCTGCAGGTGCTTCATCTGGAAGTTGTTCTGCACGTACGTGCTGGTGGAGACGGGGACTGCGCCGCCGTCGGACACGAACCCGCCGGTCGCGAGGGTGGTGCGCTGGTTGAAGTAATAGACGTCCGCGTCCCATTTGGTCATGGGGATCGCCCGCACCATGGGTGAGAAGCGCCGCATGTACTCCAGGAGCTGCGGGTCGATGATCTTGGGGATGAGGGCGGACGCGCCAGCGGCGGTCAGCGCCTCCCTCAGTTCACTAGGCATGGCTGTGCCTTCCGGGCTGGGGAAATGTGGTCTGGGCATGCGAAAGGCCCCGCGCGTCAGGCACGGGGCCAGGGGTCGACCGACCATTTCTGCCGTCCGCCGTCACCAGCGGCACCAGCCCGGAAGGCTGGCGGTCAGTACAGCTAGGGGCGGCCCGTCACCGGGCCGGGGCCGTCAGTAGACGGCGCGGTCGCCGAGGACGTGCTGCTGCAGGACCGCGCCGGCGACGCGGCGCTCATCCTCGGTCCACTGCTCCATCGGCTTCATCACGCCGTCTTTCATCGGGTAGCCCTCGGGGATCTCACCGCCCGTGCGGGCAGCCGTGTGCTCGGTGACCAGGCCCTTGCGTCCCGGGCCGCCACCGCCAGCGACAGCGCCCTGCTTCTCCGCCACGAGCCGTTCGCTGACGAGCCGCTCGATGCGCTGGTCCTCGGTCTCGGTGACGGCCGTCTCCGCGAGCTTCGCGGTGACCTTCTCCTCAACGAGGCGGGCGATCCGCTCATCGGCGGTCTCGGTGGTGGTCTCGGCGACGGGTGCGGCCGGGGCGGACTCGGCCGGCTTGGCCGCGGCGAGCCGCTTCTTCGCTTCCTTCTTCGCCAGCTTCTTCTGGTACCTGGCGACCAGATCCTCGGGGACACTGACAGCGGGTGCGGCGGCCGGGGCCTGCACGACCGCCTCCTGCGTGGTGGTCTCGCCCATGGCGGGATCCTCCGTTTCTGTGTGCGGTCCGGCGTCCGGCGCCGGGGGTTCAGCGGGTGCGGCCTCGGCCGCGGGGGGATTGGCGAAGGCCTCGGCGAGAACCGTCTTCGGATCCTCGCCGGACTCGCCCTTGAATGCGGCGGCGAGCCGGGTGGCGAGGTCATCGATCCCGTCACCGTTCATGTCACCGTCGGTGTCCTCAGCGTCCGCACCGGGCACGTCAATGTCGCCGTCCATGTCCGGGTCCAGGGACGCCAGCGCGCTTCCGGCACCATCGCAGGCCTTCTGCAGGATCACGGCGAGGTCGGCGGGGTCAAGGCCGTAGGAGCACACGGTGACCGTGGTCGGCCCGTTGGAGGCGGTGAGGGTGTAGGAGCCCGCGGTTTCCGGGTCACCGCCGTAGAACTCGGTCACGGCCTCAGTGAGCTGGAGAGCCGGGTCGATCGTCCAGCCTTCCGTCGCGATCGTGATGCCGAACTTCCCGGCTGCGGCCTTGATCCGGCCCTTGATCCGCTTGAGCTGCGCGGGGGTGTACAGCTTGGCGTTGCTCGCCTGGCTGATGAACGACCAGGCGGCCCTGACGTGAGCTTTGGTGTCCAGCTCATACCGCTGCTTCTTGTCCGGCTGGTAGCCGGGGTCCGCGTAGGTGGTGCCGCTCTTGCCCTGCAGTCCGGCGCTGCGTTTCGACAGGGCGACCGTGGCGGCCTCGCCGATCTCCGTGCAGGTCTCGCACAGGCCGTTGGCGAGCAGGTGCGGGCGCTCCAGCGGCAGCAGTTCCCGCGTCGCCTCCCGCACGTCTGCGGGCATGACCTCGCTTACCGGCGCGGTCTCTTCGGTGAGGGTTGTCACGCACGCCTCCGCGCTTTCAGTGATGAGCACGCGCTCGGTGGTCTCATTGGCTCCGTCCCTGGCCCAGGCGAAGGTCTCAACGCCCGCGCCAGGGACACCCGGCTTGCGGGTGTAGTCCAGGCCATCGAGTTCCAGGTCATCGGCGGTTTCTACGGCTGAGCCGTCCGGGCCCTTTATGCGGCGGACCTTGCCTAGCCATGCACCGCGGATCGAGACACCCTTGAGGAACGGCGGCTGGCCGTCGCTGGTGTCCAGCAAGTTCGCGATGGTGTGCCCGTGCGGCGTGTCCGCAATGGCGGCCGAATAGTGGGCCTTCCCGTCTTCACCGAGGCTCAGGGAGGTGATCCGCCCGACGATCCGCGAACTGTCATCCTCGGCCGCGTGATGGGTCAGCTGAGTCATCGGCTCATCGCGATAGGTCAAGTCGACTGTTTCGCCATCGGCGAGACGGCCCTGTGCCCGCACGATCGCTTTGGCGATGGCCTCGCGGGTGTAGAGCCGGCCGTTCCTGGACACGCCGGGTGCGAGAGCGACACCGGAGACGGTCGCGATCGTCTTAGCCATCAGACCTGCCGATCATGACTTGCTGCGCCCGGTGCCGTCATCGTCGACCACATTCCGGAACGACGTGCGCCTGGCCTCGCCGGTAGTCAGGTCATGAACGACGTACGGGTTCTCACCGTGGCCATGGTTCGGCGCGAACGGCCGCACGAAATGCTCACTGCCAGGGCTGTCGCTGACGGCGAAGAACTCCATCGCCTCGTGCCGCTCAACCTCAAGGCACTGATCGAACAGCCACCGTTGCCACGACTCGTAGCCGTAGGAGGCGGCCGGCACGATCATGTAGTGGTGGACCCGGTAGTTCTCGCCACGATCCGGGTGGTAGCTGTCGTACCCGAGAGTGATGATGTCGAGCGTCAGGCCCGCGCTGCCCTGCCCGCGGTCCATGTCGGCCAGGTGAAATTTCCATCCGGGCCGGTACCGGAAGCACTTCACCAGGTAGGCCAGCGCACTGGGGAACGGCGCGGTCTGTGTCATCGTGCGTTCGCCGTCCATCAGCGCCTCCCTCGTGCCGCGAGCCGCTGTGCTTTCAGGTCCCTCGCGGCCCCCGCGGACGTGACGGACGAGCCAGTACGGCGCGCTTTCCGGGCCTGTACGACGCGGAGGGCGTCCGCGACAGCCTGAGCGACTTCCGGGTCTTCCATGGCCAGCAGCAGCCGGGCAACGAACTCTGTGCGCCGCTCAGCCTCAGCGTTGGCTTGCGCCTGCCGCTGCAGGCCACGGGATGCGGCCATGGCTCAGGCGTAGCCGAGAGTCACCGTGGACGGCGATGCGGCGGCCACAACGGTGATCCCGTTGACGGCGGGCAGGTTCACGTCGTACACGCCGACGACGGGGCTCGTGCCAGACCAGAGGATCGTGCCGGAACCCGCAGAGGCGTTGTCGTAGATGGTGACCGCACCCGTGCTGCTTGCGGTGACGGACACCTTCACAAGCCGCCCGGGGCCGGCCTTGACCGTGAAAGTGCCTGCGGCCGAGATCGGGTAGGTGAACGTGGCTGACGCGGGGAATCCAGCGTCGTCGTACTCGGTGGCAAGCTGGTTCTTGGCCATGACGGAAGTGCCCCTCTCGGGCTTGTCGCGGGTCCGGTCTGATGTGGCCTCAGCGGCCAGGGACGATCAGGCGTAGCCGACGGTGACGCCGCCGGCCGTGAGGCTCGCGTTGCCGGCGAAGATGCCGTTCACGACAGGCAGATCGATGGTGAAGACCGCGCCGGAGACGCCCTGGGCGACGGGGATGGCCAGCAGCGGAGTGCCGGATGCGGCACCCGCGTTGTCGTAGAAGGTGAGGACGCCGCTGGCACCCACGAACGCGGTGGTGACGGTGACCTTGAGCAGGCGTCCAGCGCTGGCGCTGACAACGCCGCCGGTGTAGGTGAGTGTGTTCGTCAGCCGGGCGACGGAGCAGTATCCGTTGTCGTCATACGGCGTGATGATCCAATCCTTAGCCACTGCAAAGCGCCCCTTTCGGGCTTGGTAGATGCGGAAGAGGCGGCCCTCAGCGGCCGTACAGGCTGATCCTGTGACTACAGGCCGGCGATCTGCGATGTGAGGGTGTTGCCGGACGCCGCCGCTAGAACCATCACCTTGACCTGATTGATCGGCTTGCCAGTGAAGAACTGCGGACTCGGCGAACCGCTAACGACAGAGCCGAGCACAAACCAAGTCGACCCGCCGTCGGTAGATCCATACAGAATGGCCGTTGCCGAAGAGTCAGTGGGGTCGCTCCACTCAAAGGTCCAGGTGGTGTTTACAAAGGTGTTGCCGTTACTCCAAGGAGATCCCGGTACGGAGGCGCCCTGACTCAGGGGGCCCGTGAGGAAGACGCTGTAGCTCATAGTCGCGCAGCCTCTCAATGGTGTCGGTCAGCATACTGACCTGCACGTTTGGTAAGATCAAAAGCAAACGGCCCGCCTAGTGCGGAAACACCGGGCGGGCCTAGCCACCACCTGAGCAACCAGGGGATGACCTAATGACTGAGCCTATGGCCCAGCAGAAGACCTGCACCAAATGCGGCGAGACTAAGCCGCTAGATCAGTTTCCGCGGGCGGCCAGGAACCGCGACGGGATCGACAGCTGGTGCCGCGCTTGTCACACCGAGGCTTCTCGCCACCACAGGCAGGCGAACCGGGCACGCACGAACGAGGCCACCCGCCGATGGCGGCAGGAGAACCCTGAGCGCCAGCGCGAGGCCAGCCGTCAGTGGCGGGATGAGAACCTTGAGCGCTGTCGCGAGGTAGACCGGGAGCGGAATCAAAAGAACCGGGCGGCCGTGTTCGATCATTACGGCTGGTCCTGTGCCTGCTGCGGTACCGCCGATGCCCCCGCAATCGATCACGTCAATGGCGGCGGAGAGGCCCACCGCCGGGAACTCGGCACCAAGGGCGGCTCAGGCATGTACAACTGGCTGATCAGGAGCGGATTCCCCGAGGGCTACCAGACGCTCTGCCAGCCGCGCAACAACTCCAAGCGTGACGGTGACCGCTGCCGCCTGGACCACGCGGCAGCGTAGCCCGTCACCGTCCGTACAGCGCGATCTCGACGCCAGTACAGGTCCCGCCGGAGCAGGTCCAGTAGATCTGCCCCCATTCCGGGAGCGAGATGTAGGTGCCAGCCGTCCCGGCGTGCCGGCCGGCCGCGAGCAGTGACCCGATCGGAACGCTCGTGAGTATCGGTGTGAGCTGAAGCGCGGTCGGCTGGTACAGGTTCCCCTGGTCGTCGTAGACACCGAGACCGACCATCAGCGTCGGCGTGGAGGTCTTGCCGGCCACGTAGACCATGATCTCTACGTCATCGGCCCACCCGTAGCGGAGATCCACGGCTGTGCGGGCGTTCGGGGTGGCGGACGAGTAGCCACCGCTGTTCCCGCTGGTGGTGATGGTCGTGCCGATACCGGAGTTGGTGAGGCTCCAGATGAGGGTTGCGCGGTCAGCGACCTGGCCCACAATCAGCCTCCCTTTCGTCGGTCAGCGGTCAGGAAAGGAAGGACACGGGAAACCTCATGACAAGTGTTGACAAGGTTTCGTGCCCGGCGTTAACCTTGAGACATAAGCAAACGAGGTAAGGAGGCGGCAGTGGAGAGCTACGAGGCCTGGATCACGAACCTGGTGAACGGCCAGATCAGCGACGCCGAGCAGGCCGCCCGCGCCAAGTTCCGCGCCATGCAGGCCGCCAAGCCGCAGCCCGCCCCCCGCACCAGCCGCCCCGCCGGCGTCGACACCACCGGCCCCAACACCTGGGCCGTCAGCACCGAGGACGGCGACGACGCCCTGACCACCTTCACTCACCTCGCCGGCCCCGGCATCCCCGGCCTCATCGCAGGACGGTGACCACCATGGCTACCAAGACCAGCACTCCGCTCGCCCCGATCATCAAGACCCGGATGCACAAGCGGTTCATCCGCCGCGGAACAGCGGTCACCGAGAAGGCCGAGTGCTGGGGTGCCGAGACGGCGGACGGCGTGTGGGCGTTCGACCGCGAAGACTCGTCCGGTACGCCTTGGCTGATCATCCACAAGGCCAGCCGCATCATGGTGAGCATGGGCGGGAACCTTCGCAGCTGCCGCGCGTATGTGGCTGCGGGCCACGCCCAGCGCGATCTTGAGCGGCTTCAGGCCCACGAGCGCGGCGAGCACAACGACACGCGCGACTCATGGTGCAACCGGTGCTGAGCGAGCCAGCCCGCTACCTCGGGCAAGCCGCCATCGGCCGCAGACTCGGCGTCAGCCGCCATCAAGTCGCGACGTGGCGCAACCGCTACCGCAACTCACCCACACCGTTCCCCCAGCCGGATGCGTGGATCGGGGACGGCGAGGAAGACGAGCGCGCCATTCCCGGCTGGCTCCCCGGGCGCCTCGAAGAGATCCGGGAGTGGCGGAAGTCGCTGCCCGGCCAAGGTGCTGGCGGAGGCAGGCCCCGCAGTCAGCCTCACCCGAAGTAATAGGCCATGAGCTGAGCCGACAGCCCGGGATCGTCCGAGTCGAGATAACAGCGGCAGCGAGGGTGATCGGGATACGAGGGCACCTCGCCGACCGGGTACGGGCTGTTGTCCTCGTTGTCCTGGCAGCTTTCGCAGACGTTCGCATCCCCGGCGGTTATCCATTGGACGGTCTGGGCGTCAGCGGATGCGTAGAGGTCTAGTGCCCCCGCCCCCATCGCTGCCCAGATTCCCCAGTCCGTCCAGGTAGTCACGGACGGCACATCCGGGCCGCTCACGACATCGCTGGCGGCATCCGCCATGTCCGCCTTGCTCGCGCCGTTTCCGGCGAGGGAGGCGAGTTTCCGGCCTGCGTCCCCGCCTGCCCCGTCGATGATCCGGGTCACCACATCCTGGGCCTGGCTGGGGATGCGGAAGCCTTTCCCGGCCTTCGCGTAAGCGGCCTTGAACGCGGCGGCGATGTCAAACCCCGTCTTGCCCTGCTTGCTGGCGGCGAGAGCGAGGGCCCCGGCTTCCCCTTCAGCCATCCCGGCCCGGATCGCGTCCTCAACCGCGGTGACCAGCTCGTTATAGCCGTCTGCGGTGTACACCTGCCGCAGCCAGGCCAGGGCGGCCGTGATGGCGGTGTCCCGCCAGAACTGGCGGTGCGGGTTCACCGACTCCGTGATCGTGAGGTTCTTGGTGAGGTCCTCACTGATCGCGGCCATGACGGCACCGGGGATATGGCGGGGCTGCCAGGCGCCGATCGGGCGGCCTTCGGCGAGGTGCGCGGTGAGCGCGTCCAGTTCCGATTCGGCCGCATCATCGGTGAGGTAGGCGGCGGAACGGAACCGGGTGACGAGCTGGCCGATGTCCAGGCCGGAGACGATCGCGTTCCATGCGGCGGTGATCCGCTTCAGGTGGGTGGCCACGAGGCGGTCGCGGCGGTCGTAGACCGTCTTCCAGATGCCTTCGAGGTGCCCTAGCTGGAGGGTGGCTTCGAGGATGGCCGGGTCGTCGGGCCGTTCGCAGGCGAGTTCGATGGCGGCGAGGGCGCGGGGCTTGTAGTCGCTGGCGAGGGGGGCGAACGACAGGACCCAGCCGGCAGCGAATGCTTCAGCGGCGGCATCCCGGAGGGTCGGCAACGCTGACCTCCGTGTGTCGCTTGACGGTGGTTAGCACCTTGGCTAGAGTGGTGCTTACCACCTAGCGAGGGAGACGGAATGAAGGTCGGGCAGCGCGTCTACAACACCTTGATCAACCGCAGCGGCACCATCGTGGCCGGGCCATACCTGCCGGACAATGGCGGATTCGGCCTCGTGGTCGACGTGCGCTGGGACAAGCCATACGGCAACCGCACCACGATCGCGACGCGCGACCTCATCCCCGACGAGCGCTGATGCCGAACAAGCACAAGACCCCGATGCTCGGCTGGCATCCGCCCGCCGAGCTTTCGGCGTGGGCGCGGGCAGAGGCCGAACATCGCGGCGTTTCCCTCAAGGTGGTTCTTGACGAGGCGCTCGCGAGATACCGCGAGCACATAGAAGGCATCAGGAAAAGGTGACCGGTAATGGGACTCAGGATCAGCGACTCGTTCAGGGTCGGCGGCATTCGCATCCGGGGCAGTGTGCCGTTGAATGGCCGTGGCCGCCCGTGGGTGTCGGCGGGTAGGCGGGTGGGCCGGCGTGGCTGGCTCAGTGTGGGCGGCCCGGTGGGCCAGCGGCGGAGGCGCCGATCACGCTAGAGCTTGAGCTTCTTCTTAACGTCCCGCCAGTCGGTGAACCGCCATACACCGGCTGGCGGGTCACCGTCCGGCGTCCATGGCCGGGAGGGCACCCACACCTGCACGCCGGGCCGGGCGAGCGCCTCGTTGCCGGGTTTGTCATCAATCAGCACGGCGGGCGCGGTGTCCCCGTACTGCTCCAGAAGCACCTCTTTGCCGCCCGGCCCGGCCACTTGCGCGTCATCGGCGCCGGGAACGCCCCAGTAAGCCAGCCAAGCGCGGGTCAGCGCTTCCATGACCGGGGGGCGTTCCGTGCAGATGGTGACCGGGATACCGGCCTTGGCCGCCTTCTGGATAGCGCGGACAGCGATCGTGTCCGGGGCCAGGTTCGCGGCGATCAGGGCCCGGTTCGCCTGCGCCCACACCTGCTGCCGTGGCGGGAGGGTGGCATAGAACGGGTAGGTCGTCGCCTCGGGGACGAGATGGGAGGTTCCGAAGCGGGCGTTGATCGCGAGGATCAGGCCCTCGGGCTGGAAGGCCAGCACGCCGTCGATGTCGCAGAACAGGTGAGGGGGCGAGGCCACGGCCACCTGCCCTCGGTCACCCGGAAGTCGCCCGGCTCGAATTTGGGCAGGTCAAACACGGCCGGATTGACGATTAGGACATCCGTCCGGCCGTCCAGCCACGGATGCTCCACGATGTCTGCGACCTGCTCGCCTTTGAGCGCGAGGATGATCCCGGCGTAGACCCGCTGACCGGGCGCGCAATAGGCCGTTGGGAGCGACGGGCACGGGGTCACGCTCACCTGCCCTCCGCTGGCATCCTGAGCGTATGGTGCCCGACACGAGCCACCCGCTGTGGCGGACGATGAACTTCACCTGGGAAGAAGTCTGGACGCGGTACTACCCGCCTGACCCGGAAGTGTTCCTGCATCCGGCGGACTGGGCGGAGATCGGCCAGCCAGCCAACTTCGCCGGGGCGCCTGTGAAGACGTCACTCGGGATCACACGGGGGACGATGCGGATCTTCGACCGGGAGACGCTCAGGTACCTGCCGGAGATCCAGCGCGCTTAAAGCGATCACGGCGCTGCCAGCGCGGCTACTGCGGTTCGGTCTCCACTACGAACGGGACAGCTATGCCGCCATGACGATAGAGGCAGCGCAGTACCGGCTCGTTCGCTATCTCGGCACTGATGCGGATCCTGCATCCGCACAGGAGGATGGCGTAGAGCGCGTCGGCAGGTTCGTCTGCTGGTGTCAGCGAGCACCGGCAATTGGGACGCCGCGGGAAGATGTTCCTGAACGGTTCGCCGGACGGATGACAGGCGGGCCCGGGGTCGTAGGGATAGCTCACTTGCCGCCATCCGGCAAGAACATGCTGGCGATCGGACCTGGCCTGAGACCGGCAGGCTTCGCGCTGCGCCTTGCGCGCTTCGTCTCGGCCAGAAGCTGGCCGAACTCCCCGTCATGGATGCCGTCAACGTGGACTGTCAGCGACGTGCGGTTGAGCAGATCCACCATCTCCTGCTCCTGCCGCATCCTCATTTCGGCCGCGGCGGGTGACGGGGAGCCGTACAGCATGCAGCGGATCACCCGCTCGCGGGTATCCGGGCCGACGCCCTCGTCGTCAAGGATGACTTCCAGCCGTGAGAGCATGTCCCGCAGCATGGTCATCTCGAACTGGTAGGCCGCGTCCAGCGCCGAGTCGCGCGGCTGGCCCTTGCGCTGGAAGTAGTCCTCGATGATCTGCCCAGCATGACTCATGACCCGAGCCTAGTCTGCCTTCCCGAACCCGAACGCGCGCACTGGCGGCTTGGTGTCGTGGTCCCAGGCCCCGGCACGCTCGGTGGATGCGCTGAGCGTTGATGACGTGTCGTAGCGGGGCATCTCATCGGCCTGCGGTGCTGCCGGCGGCTCGGCGGGTACAGCAGGCGGGGCGTCGAGCTTCCGGTACTCGGTCACGATCTCGTGAGCGACCAGGGCAATGATCTTGGCGAGCATCAGCGGTCCTCGTCCAGCTCGGGCCCGTCCTGGTCGTCTTCGTCGCAGGCCCCGCAGCCGCAGGTGGCGACCAGTTCACCAGTCACCGGGCAGTGCTTCACTACTCCACCCGTTCCGGCCAATGCCAGGTGCCACCCGGGTATGACCTGGCCGGAATCTCGTCTCCCGCGTGGTCGTGGCCAACGTCGCCGTCATGCTGCATGACGCCTCGGTTGAAGAACATCCCCTCCGGATTCAGCACGGCGAGGCTGACGGGCGTCCCCGGCGGGACCTCCTCGCCGGCCGGTACCCACACCGCACCAACCTCCGTGACCACAGCGGCGCGGCACTCGCTCTTGTACTCGCCTGCGGGTGTCCCGTAGCTAACGTAGTGGACGCCGCACCCAACGCTTGGCTTCACAGCACGCTCTCCCTGATCTCGGCCTGCGGCTCGGCAGGCTCGCCACTGCGGAGGCCCTCAAGGTCATCGGCCAGCGCCCCGAAATGCTTCTGGAGGATGCGGGCGACCTGGATGAGCTTGCCGGGGTCGGCTTCAATGGGCACAACGACGGGGGCCATCTCGGCCACTATCCGATCTCCTTTTCGAGGAAGGGCGAGGCCTCCTCGGCCGTCAGCGGCCGGTTCGGCAGGGTGTCGGGCTCAAGCGCGACGACAGGCGCGTCCGTGTCGCCGTCCAGGTGCGGCTCGTCAGGCATTGCCGCCCGCTCCCCGCAACCGCCCGATCTCGTTGGCCTGCGCCCTGATCTCTGCGGCCTGAGCGCGGTTCTGTGCCGTCAGCTGGCGGACCTGCGTGCCCTGTGCGCTGTTCTCCGCCCTCAGCCGCCGGTTCTCGATCAGCGCGCGAGCTAGGTCCGGGTCATCGGCGTCACGGATCGCGATGTAATCGCGTAGGACATCACCGCTCACTGGCGCTCACCGCCCTTCGCTGCCGCTCTATGGTGTGACCATGCTCAACGACAGGCGGAATGTCCGGAGCGCAGCCGAGGCAGTCATGAACGCCGCACGGGACTGGAGAGTTACCGTCCACATGAGCGACAGCCAGGCGCGGGCGCTGGCCGACGCGGCGAACTCCTACTGGGACCAGATCACCTACGTCGGGCAGGCCGTTCCCCGGGAGCAATGGGAGGCGGACCGCTTCCGCGAGTACCTGCGGCAGCGCATGCGCAACGACTTGCTTGAACTGGTCACCCGTCAGGGATTCGTGCCGGTCACACTGCCGCATGAGACAGTCCGCTATGTGACGGGCGGAATCCTTGACCCGGAGAATGTGCACGAGGTGCCCGAGTCGGCTGACTGGCAGATGGCCGTCGTGATCCTGGAGGTTTACGTGCGGGCGCCACCCGTGGACCGTGAGGCAGCAGTGAAGGCAGGCGTACTCGGCGGCTGAACCGCCGTCACCCCTCGCCGCCTTCCGGGTCGTAGGGGATGCGGGAGCGGGCCACCCACCGGCAGCCGAGCTGGGCTGTGCCGAACGGGACGACATAGCCAGCGCGGGTTTTGATCGCCCCATGGTCCAGGCTGGCGATGATCAGGCCGGCCCGTTCCGCAGCGTTCAGGGCCTCGGCGACAGCGGCGAGAAGGGCAGCCGGGTCGCGGCGGGCTGCCCCTGGCGGTGCCAGCGCAGCCGATGGGGGGACGAAGCCGGGAGGGAGGCCAACCTCGGGCATCAGGCGCGACCTCTGGTGCTCAGTCATGCCGCCTTGTCCCGCTTCTGCGACAGGGCCAGCTCGTCCCATTTCCCGTGCTCGCTGCCCACCGTGCCGATGTACGCCCATACGTACGCCTGCCCGTCCTTCTCATAGGCGAGGAACCGGTGATGCCCGTCCGCGATCAGGAGCTTCCCGGCACCGGGCCGCTTCACCAGCACGACCGGTTTCAGTTCCCGGTCCTTGCGCTGCCGTTTGCGGAGCTTGCTGGTGAACACCGCGACTTCGCCGGGCTGGTGGGAGGCGTCCCAGCTGTCCCGGCCGGACGTGTCGACGTCCTTGACCAGCACCTTCCGGGGGCCGGACCACTTCGCCGGTTTCACCCAGGCGATAGCCGACGCGGGGAAATTAACGCTGAGCTGGTCATAGACATCGGCTGCCGTGCCGCCCGAGGCTTCGGTGATGGGCGTGACGGCCAGGGCCTCGGCGACACGGGCCCGGTAGCGGGCGATCTGCGTGGCCAGCAGCGACTCCTGCGGCTTGCCGTCCTCGCCGTCCTGCCCGCCGGGTGCATCCGGGGCGCCCGGGGCCATCGGCTCACCGCCCGGTGGTGTCTCCCCGGCCGCGACAGCCGGGGCGCCCTTGCTGGCGATCATCGCCTTGCTCATCGCGGACATGTCCGACCAGAGAACGAGGTTCTGCCGGTCGACCAGCACGGCGTCGTCGCCCCCGTCGACCGAGGGCTCGCCGATCTCCGCCTTGTACCGGTTCAGCACCCAGGCGCCATTGCGGAGCCGCATGTCCCGGATGGTCTCAACCACCGTTGAGGCCCGGTAGTCGACCTCGCGGAACTTCGCTCGCCAGTTCTCGATCCCGAAACCCTGGCTGCTGACCGAGAAGTTGAACGCTTCCAGGATCAGCTCACCGATCGGGGCGCAGAGGTCGACTTTGTACGAAATGTCCTGCTCTTCACCTGTGCCGCCACCCAGGTTCCCGGACTCGATGATCGACGCCTTCGACGGGGGGACGCCATAGGTGGCTATTATCTCGTCGCGCTTCTGGTCCAGAAACGCCAGGACGTCCGGCAGTTTCCCCGCCTGCAGTTCGGCGATGCGGGCGCCGCCCTTGGTCATCACCGGGACACCAATGTTGCGGGGGCCGACGTTCTGCGCCTGGTACTGGGCCCGCCACCGGTTCATCTCACCCGGCTGCATCCCCGCCGGGAAGTCGACGTGCACGTTCGGCGGGAGGCCTTTGCGGGCCATTTCCTTCCCGCACGCCGCGGCGAACAGCCATGCGGTGATCGGCAGGCTCGCCGCCTGCGTCGGGGACACCCCGAACACCCCGGAGCGGGGCGCATCCAGGGAGAGGTGGATGACGTCGCGGGGCTCGAACTCGGCGCGCTGCCCGGATTCGGTGACCTGCACGTACCCGGTGATGTTGCCGTGCTCATCAGCCAGCGGGGTTGTGGTCGGGTTATCCAGGTTGTACAAGGCGACCGGGAGCTCACCCCACCAGGTCACCTCGATGAACGCATCACCGAAGACGAGCATGTCGATGACGACGTTCCGCATCAGCTGCCGGATGTTCTGCCGGGCGTTGCACCAGGAGATCAGCCGCTCGAGCGCGAGGACGTTCTCCGGCTTGTCCGGGGGTTTCTCGTCGCCTTCCCCGGTGTCGGAGTTCCAGTCCATCACCAGGCCGCCGGCGGTGATGGTGCGGGCGATGGCGTTCACACAGGCCCACGCCCACGGGCAGGACAGGTACGACTCGTAGAGCTGTTCGAGCTGGGAGCGGCGGTCGGTTCCGGTCGCCCCGCCCATGCTGGAGTTGACCTCGTTGAGGCCGCCACGTGGGATGCCGTATGAATACCCGGCGCGCTCCGGAACCTGGCCCGGGGTCAGCGCCTTGGTGGCCGCCTCTTCGATCTCGCCGCCGCCACGCCGGAACCAGTCACGGAAGGCCACGAGACCTCCCCGTCATCCAGGATCCACGACCCTTACGGTCCGCCGGGCGGTGTCCTCGTCGTCGGTGAACCATGAGGGCTCATCAGCCATCGGCCGGTACGCGAACTGGTGCAGGGGCTGCAGGGGCTCAGCGAACTCGGCGATGGGGCTGGGCTTGTCGTCACCGAAGATGGGGAACGCCGGGCCGCCGTCGAGATTCAGCAGCACGTACCGGGTCAGGTCCGCGAGGTGGTCGGGGGCCTTCGGATCGGAGTCCTCAGGGTCGCCTGTGGTCGCGTGCGGCAGCTCGGACAGTTCATCGAACCACTTCGGGCAGGTTGAGAAGACGTGCAGTTTCGGGCACATATCCCAGCCGAGCGCCCGGTGATGCGGGCACGCCGGCGCGTCCTTCAGGTAGCTGTGCAGACGCTGCCAGCCGGCCACCCGCGACCCGGGGCCCTTCCCTGCGGGGGTGAGGGCGCAGCCGTTCTCCGCATACACGTCAGCGATCGGCTTCGCGTCCCCGCGGGTCGCCCACATCGCGTCATCCGCATAGCGGACGCTGATCTGCTCCCCGTCGTCCTCGGCCGCGAGGATACGCTTCGCCTGATCAGCCTCACCGACCTGGGTTTCGTAAATCTCCCGGTAGATCCAGACCCGGCCATCCTCGTCCAGCGCGAACCATCCGGTCGCCCACGGGGCCGTGTAGCCCCAGTCCACACCCACATAGCGGCGCCAGGAGGCAGGCAGCTCGATCGGCTGCACCACGTGCCGGTCCCAGGACAACTCGGGGAAGACCTGGCCTTCGAAGGTTTCCCAGTCGCCTTCCTCCATGGCCTTGCGGAGCTTCTCATCAAGACCCGCGAGGTTCAGCCGGTACTCCTCGCCCAGCTGGGGCGTGTCCGTGACGCGGGCCTGAATGAACTGGCGGCGCCGCTTGTACCGGTCGATGACCTCACGTGCGCCGTGCTCGGTGGCCTTCACGTACTCGGCCTTGACCCGGCCGTGGCCGATGTTCCCGGGGTTCGTCGCGGAGCGGATCCCCAGGCACGGCACCCCCGCCGCGCCGGACCGGACACGGCTGTACAGCATGTCCACGACACCGGGCGGGATCGTGGTCCGCTCATCGATCAGCAGGAGATTGATCTCCGCTGACAGGAACGCGGACGCTTCGATCATGTTCTTGGCGTGGCTGAACGTCAGGATCGACCCGTTGGAGAACCGGAGCTCAAAGTTGCCTTCGTTCCAGCGGGCCCCGAGCGCGCGGGCGTGCTGGTAGCGGGCCAGCAGCCGCAGCACCGACTGCCGCAGCTCAGGGAAGGAGCGCCGGAACCAGAACGCCTGCAGGCCCGGGAACCGGGCACAGGCGCGCAGCGCGTACAGGAGAAGGCTCGTGCTCTTCGACCCACCGGCCGCGCCGCCGTAGAGGACATCGATGTTCTCGTCCGGCAGCGACAGGAACCGGGTCTGCGGGCCAGGGTTGGGAGTAAAGCCCAGCTTCTCGAACACGTCATCTGGCGGGGGCTCGAACTCTGCCGCGGCAGCCTCAAGCCACGTCACCGCCACGGCCGCTCCCAGGTCAGTTCATGGCGGACGCGGCGCGGCGCAGTTCCTCGCTCGCCACCCTCGGCAGCAAAGCCGCCTGCGCCGCGGACAAGTCCAGGCGCCCGGTGATCCGCTTGATGATCTCCGCGACAAGCTGGCCCTTGGACTCTTCCAGCCGGACCCGCCGCTCCTCGATCCCCGCGGCGACAGCAGCCTTGGTCACATCCAGCAGGTGCTTGCGTTCCCGGTAGTAGAGCTCCAGCCAAATGTTCGGTTTCGCCGCATAGGTCGTGTCTGTGCCGCTGAACTCCGTGGCATTCTTCTCGGCCTGCTCTGTCATGCCCCACACCAGGTCGGCCGGGGTGATCGCCTGTACCTGCTCACGGAGCCACACGACATGACCGGCGGTGTAGCGGACCTCTTCCATCAAGGCGTCCGTCGCTGAGATGTCCCGCGGCAGGCCAAAGGTGATGACCGCCTTGCGGGCTTCCTGCTCGGCGAGGTGCCCGGCGGCGATCCGGTCACGCTCAGCCTTGGACAGCCCGCAGTGGATGGCGCACTTGTCCAGGCCGATCGCCGGCTTACGCTTGCAGCGCTTGCCGGTCTGCTTGGCGGTGCCAGTGCACTTTTCCTTGCCGGTGTTCATGAGGGTCACCGCCAGCCTGTGTATCCATGAGGTTCAGATGTCCGGTTTGTCCATGTCTGGCGAATGCGGCCTGCATCTTTGCGTAAGAACGATCTTGGTCAGATACTCACCGGCTCCATGCCGGGCCGCCGCCTGAGGTCAATCGCCGCCGGGCTGGAGAGGCATCACGCCTCCCGTCAGCCTGCCTGCGGCGCGGTTCCCGTGCTGGTGTTCGTGAACACCTGATCGCCGGGGCAGTAGGTGCAGGCCACCATGAACGGGGCGAAGACGTGGCGGCACTTCGGGCATTCCCAGCCCTGCAATGCTTCGGCCACTACGTGCGTCGGGAACACGGGCGCGGACGTGGAGTACGGAGCCGTTCCCGGCGTCCATGAGCCATGGCCAAGGCCGTAACAGGCCTCGCAGTACATGGCGCTGATGAGCACGCCGTGGGCGCAGACCGGTAGTTCGCCGCTGGCCATCAGGTGCTCCTCGCGGCCAAGGTGAAGGCCAGGACCCTGGCGCGCTGCTCATCCCGCAGCGGCCAGCCGGTCACAGCACCGCGCCGGTTTCCGGGTCACGGTTCAGGAACGCGACCGGATGCCCGTCATTGGCGACGAACATGATCCACGTCCTGTCGTCTGGCTCAATCCATCCCTGGTAGCCGGCACTGGCGGGGTCATCGTACCGGCCGACAGTGACATTACCCATGGCTTTCACCTCCTCTCGCAACTCGGCTGCTGGGATGCCGCTGTTCCTGGCGCTGCTGCGCCTGAGCACATGGGTGAGGACGTGCGAGCGCCAGGAACGCGGCGGCTTACAGGCCCTGGGCGGGCGCGGGCGGCTCGCTGGCCGGGTCCGTGAGGACATCGACGGTGACCGATGCGGTAGCTTCCTGCCCGAACGCATCCGTCACAGTCGCCGTGATGAGCAGCGCGCTCACGACGCGGGCGGGGCCTGGATCGTGGTGGTGAACACTGCGGTCCCGGCCGCGCTCGGCACCTCGGCGTAGGTGTCGGAGAAGCTGTCGGACGGGACGACGGTCATCGGCAGCTGGACGCCGGTGTTTACCGTCGCGGTGGTGGTGGCGGATACCGACACCCCGTTCGCGTCGGTCGCGGTCGCGCTGATCGTCAGCGTCAGCGGCGCGGACGAGGCGTCACTGTAGTCCGCGGTGAGGGTCAGCGTGTCACCGACGTTGTACACGGGGGCGTCGGTGGACAGTGAGAGCGTCGGCGAGACAGGCGTGGGGCTGGTCATTGCAGGATCCTTCCGGGCGGGGCTGGCCTGAACCCCGGGGCCGGAGTCAGGATCTCAGTGGGAAAGCCGGCACGGCCGCGACCGGAACCTCATCACGCTCAGGTTCGCTCTCACGCCCGGGTTCGCTCTCGTGGGATGCCGTCAGCAGGAGCACAGCGGCGGTGAAGACGGGGAACATGAGAAAGCAGGCAGCGATGAGGGCAGCGTGAAGCATGGCGGAACCGATCGGGCGAGGCTTGGAGGGGGCGAATTGCCCACGTCAAAGCCTATCGGTCACGCTGCTGCGGGAAACGCACGCCGCCCCAGGCCCTGAGCCATCTTCTCGGCGCGCTCCTTTGTCGCCTTCTCCGCCTTGGCCACATCAAGCAGCCGGTACTTCGGCCGGCCGCGGCGGTCCCGGATTTCCCGGCCCTGCTCATCGGTGGCCACGGGGAGCCAGCCCCGGGCGCGCCAGTTGCAGATCGCAGCGACGGTTACCCCGGCGCAGGTGGCAGCTTCGGTGGCCGTGAGCAGGGCGTTGACGTTCAGCACTGCCTCATCCACACAAGCCTCCCGCGCACGCAAAAAAGCCGCCCGGTTAGGGGGCGGCTCTGGGTATGGAAATCCACCACGAATACTACACAGGAGCAGTACCTGGTCAGGCAGCGACTCGCGGGACTAACGATGTCAGTGGTTCGCTGCCTTTCCCCGGCGTGATCGCTTCAGCCTGCGCCGCCACCTCGGCGTCGTAGTCGGCGTAGGACAGGATCCGCCCGCAAGAAGGGTTCGCGCAGTCCACCCGGTTCTCACCCTCCTGCCAGACGAGCATCAGCAGCTGGCAGGAGGGGCAGCGCATCGGCTTCGTCAGCTTCCGGGCCCCCGCCTTGGCCTGGCGTTTCCATACCTTGTGCCAGGCGAGCACGTCAGCACCGAACCCTTCGGCGATCCCGGAGGTGAGGATGTCATCGAGGTGGTGGCCGAGCCAGGCGATGCACTGGGTGGAGGTGGCGGCGAGGTATCCGCGCCGCGGTGGGGTGCCGATCGCGAGTACCTGTTCCCGGTAGGCGTTCTCATGCTCGGACAGGACGTTCATCAGGTCGGCCAGTTCATCGGCCGCATCGGATGGGGACATGATTTCGGCGGTGCCGGACACGCGGCCGGCGTCGCTGCCAGCGGAGGTGGCGTGCCCGTCAGCGACCCAGCCGAGCATCGCGGCGAGCTCATCGAGATCGGCGAGGCTGCTGCGGATACGGGACGCGCACCGGCCGCACCATACGGGGTCGCCCAGTATGGGCTGTATGGATGGTGGTTCGGGGCGGGTCTGATTGGGGTCGAGGATGCCTTCCCGTTCGTAGGCGGCGAGGGCCTGCTTGAAGGCTTCGCGGGCTTCCCGGTAACGGGCGTTGCAACTGCCGGGGCACGGCTCGACGGTGGGCATGGCTGTGATGATGGCGGAACGGGCAGGACGGTGCCAACAGAACGCGCTCAGCCCGGCAGCACACCGGTACGGGACGCTGTGATCATCGCCTGCCACACCGCATAAAAATCCTCGGGCAGAAATCGCACCCAGTACACGTCCGCGCCGTACGCCTGCCCGCCCCACAAGCCAGCAGCGGTTGCGATCAGGAACCGCTCCGCCGTGGACCAGGTGAGGTCACCGGTCAGCGCATGCCAGCCGGCGCCGTTTCTGCTCACGTGCTGAGCGAACCTGGGGTTTCCCGCGATCGGCTTGAAGTCCAGCAGGACCGCGACAGCGGCGGCCTCACCCCACGGGCCACCCTGAAGGGACCGGGCGAGGTTTTCGCGCAGTGCGGCCACACCATCATCAGGCATCGGTTTCCCCCTCCTGCTGTGCCCGGCGTTCGCGCTCCTGGAGAACGCGGCCCCTGATGGCTGCGAACCCATCGGGGCTGAAACCCGACAGGAAAATGAGCGCCTCGTGCTTCTCGTCTTCTGTCATCGTGCGGATGAATACGATGTCCTCGTCCATGTCAGTCACTGGACTCATCCTCCTGCCGGGTGGATCGCTGGCCAGCCTCGTGGGCGCGGATCACAGCATCCGCGACGATCTCACACACGGCTGTCCCCCACTGGCTCATCCACTCCACGAGGACCTGATGGTCATACGACCCCAGCACGACGCCATGCTCCGCGCATGTCTGTGCGATGAGCTGCCGGCATTGGGCTGCGGACAGGGCATGGCCCTGTCCGGGCGGGATGATCTCATGGGCGGCGGCGCGGGCTTCCTGCCCGGTCTCAAACGGTCCTTTGGATGTCATGCGTTCTCCTTGGTCGGCATTTACCCTCGTACGCACCCGAGCTATAGGTGACCCACGGCAACCAGTCAGTCCCGTCATGGCTGATCTGGACTGCGGCTTGGGCGTTCCTGAGCTCGTCATACGTCGACCCGGGCCAGATGCTGTTGATCTGCCAGAGGCCCCGGTCAACGGTGCCGTTCCCGTCATCATCGGTGGCGCCCGGGTTCCCGGATGATTCGGCGGTGGCGATCTCAGCGGCCATGAACGCCGCGCTCGGTGACCCGCCTGCCTGCTCCCACAAGGACTCCAGGCCAGAGCAGGACAGCGCCCCAGACGGCACGCTGCCGGGGCTGGCAGCGGTTGTAGTGGTGGCCGTCCCGGCATGCTGGCTGCCGGCGTACACGTACAGCACGGTCCCGGCAGCGGCAGCGAGGAAAACCAGCTTGGGCTTCACGGCAAGCTACCTCAGCGTCCCGGCCTTGCAGAGTTCCTGCGCGATGTCCAGGATTTGATCCGGGTGGATCACGGCGCTGCGTTCGCAGACGAGCCGGAGCGTCATTGTCCGCTTCGGCAGTTCCGCCTCGCCGCCACCGGCGAGCCATTCCACCCACTTCTTGACGGGGGCTTTCATCTGCCCGCGCAGCCAGTCCGCCCGCCCCGCGTCAAGGCCGAGGACGTGCACCGCGCAGGCGATGGCGGCGCATTCGGCCTTGTACTTCCAGCTTTCCCAGCGGACGTCCGGGTCGAGACCGGGCACGCCGGTCCACCATGGGATAGCGGACGTGCCCGGTACGGCCGGGAGGCTCCCCGGGGTCGGCATTGAGGTCCCCTCCGGTTCAACGTCGGCACCAGCGAGGCGCTCCATGACGGTCATTGGTCCTCCCCGCAGCAAAGGCATCCATCAACAGGGCACTCATCGGGATGCGGGGCATGATCACATCCCCAGCAGCGGCGTCCCGCGTACCTTTCCCGCAGTTTGGCTAGAAGGTCGGTCATTACTTTTCCTCGGGGTTGCTGGCCGCCCGGAGGTCGGCGTCGACCCGGCCCGCGAGTTTCTCGATCTCCCCGACGAGCGCGGCTTGGTCGGGGATCTCGTCGGTGATGCTGTTGGCGTATTCGATCCGGCCGTCTTCCAGTGCGGTGAACCATGCCATGCCATCGCCGGGCAGCCGCTTGACCTGGAACCAGCCGTGGCGGGTGCCGTTCAGGTAATCCGCGCGGGATAGGTCGATGAGGTGGTCAGGACCCCGCACGCCGACCCACCGGTTAACGCAATCGCCGTGACGCTCCGACTGAACGCTTTCGGGGTTGGCGTTGGCAAGCAGCGCGTCTAGCGCCGCCAGGAATCTTTCGCGCAGCGGATCATCAATCAGGATCTGCATCCCCTCAGGGGGGATGGTGGCGTTAGTCGCGGTGCCGGCCATGTGGTTACTTCTCCTCGGGGTTGCTGGCCGCCTGAAGGCTGGCCAGGTCAATTCAGTGCAGGTCTGTGATCTCGTCTTCGAACAGGTAGATTGCCGGGCCGTCGGGCAGCGGCTTGAAAGCGTGCTTCCCCCAGTCCGCTGCGAACTCGTGGTTTTCCTCGTCCGCGACGCCCAGGTAGACGAATCTGCCGCTTCCGGTCCCGATGTCGAGGTCCCCGCATTCGTAGGCGAGCTGGTAGGTGTGGCCGGTTACTGGTCCATAAGAAAGGGGCATGGTGGTCACTCCGGGATGACGTAGTAGCCGACCGCCGTGTCCCCGCCCTCGTCCTGCACCTCGAACCGGGAAGATAGCGTCACCGGGCCGCCGAGTTGCGCGGACGCGAACACGGCGAGTTGCGGGACGGTCAGCTCGAAAGAGAAGTCCGACGGGATAGCGTCGAAATCCGGGCGGGCGTCAAGCGTCACCAGTTCCCAGCGTGCCGCTCGGGATGGATGCGGCTCCCAGCACAGAATGTGAGTCGCGCCAGACGGCGGAGCGGGCGTGGCGGGGTTGCTTGCGAGGTGGTCACGGACGGTTTTCGACGGCATTCATTTCTCCTCGGGGTTGCTGGCCGCCCGCAGGCCGGCCAGGGTTTCCTCTAGCTCGTCTGGGGCTGACAGGCGCGTCACGTGTCACTGATCTGGACGCCCAAGGCGCGCATCATGTCGAGAACATCGGCGTCGTCATAGGCGAACAAGAACTCCTCGCCGAACTCCTCGCCACGCGCCACCTTGTGGCCGGCTGAGCGGAGGGCGACGGCAACCTTTTCTTGCAGTCCAAACGGGAACATTGGCTCACAGACGACGGCCACCACCGGATACGGCAGATCACGCACTGGATAGCGCACTTCGATGCCTCGCAGGAGACCCGCGTTAGCGAGAACGTCGGACACGGCCTCCGTGGAACATTGAGCGTTCATTGCTGTCCTTTCGGATGTAATTCACTGCTGGCCGCACGGATGCTGGCCAGGGTCTCTTCCAGTTCGTCGGGCTTGACGAGCACATCGCGGGCCTTGGAGCCCTCGGACGGGCCGACGACGCCGCGTGCTTCCATGAGGTCCATCAGCCGGCCCGCCTTCGCGAACCCGACCCGCAGTTTGCGCTGCAGCATCGAGGTGGAGCCAAACTGGGTGCTGACGATCAGCTCCGCCGCCTGGACCAGCAGTTCCAGGTCGTCACCGATGTCGGAGTCGATCTCCCGGGAGCGCTCCGGCGCCGCGGCCACGT